TCTTCGGGAATATGCTGTTCCTCTTCTTCATCTTGAAGCAACACATCAGGAAATATTAATATACTTCCATCAGAGAAGATTATATTCACTTCGTTAGGAAAATCTTCATTTACTTCTGTGGCTTGTACTGTCTTACCATGACAATGTTCTAATCTTTTTAATATATTTAGGCTTGATTTGTCCATACTTAATTTGTCCTAATTATCACTAATTATCACTAATTATTCGATGCAATAGTTACTGTTGGACTGCAAGCGTCGTCAGGAGTTGCTTTTGCTTGCGTTAAAGTATTAAAGCCTTTTGTTCCATAAGTATCAGACCAGGAATTACGGAAACGGACTCCATATTGTCCACTTCCTAATGCAACTGGATCACAAGCTAATACTTCATGACTCCACCAATTTAAGCCTATTGCAGTAGGAATTCTAGCAAATAACAAAGACATTAACTGGGAAAAGTCTCTGCTATTTAACTTCACAAATTCAGAAACTTTGTGAAGTGCAGCATTATCACGAGAAGCAGCATAATACTGCTTAGAAATAGCATTTGCAGGCCATTGATCTACGCTTGCAATTCCATTTGCAACCATATAATCTAATGCTTCCGCGCCCCAGCCACCTTGATTACTATAATTCTTCAATGGTGCAGCAACAGAAGCAGGTGATAATTTAACAAATGCTTGATTTTGTTGTGCTCGAATTGCTTGAACTGCGCCAGTTACAGCATTGCACCAACAATAATTAGTTCCATTTTGATCTAAAGATGGAATATTACTCTGCAAGAGCAAATCGGAGATACGTGTTTGTGTATCTTCCATCTCTTTAATACGATCATCATATTCACTTACTGGAACAATATCAATTCCTAGATCACTGAAAGGTTTTTCACAAGAATATTCAATACCTTTTGGTCTAGGAACTCTTCCGAAGAATCTTCGTTGTCCACCTTGAATAGGTTGACAATGATCTAAAGCATTACTCTCAGTAACAACTACTTCACCAGGATATAGTTTAGAAGTATAACCCATGTTATTTACCTTATATTTTTACTTTAGGTTTTAATACAAAAGAAATTTATTAACCGCCATATTTCTTCAACAAATCCAATGTAGAAGATTCATTTCCAGGGATCGGAGAAGAAGATAATATTTTACTGCCATCCTCATTAGCAATAACTAACCAAGGCAAAGAATCATAATGTACCTTAATTAAACTCTGCCACTTAGCAGATTCATGCGATACATCAGTATCTTTATCCCACCTACGCCAAGAAGGTAAGGTAATAGTCCCAATATTCTCCATTGCAGTATGCGAATTAAGATATGCTCGCACTTTTCCAGAATTAAGGGCTTCTAAATACGGCTTATAATTAGCTGTTCCTAAATCCATTGACTCTTCAAGAAATAATACAGATAATTTAGTTGGCGTAGGAACTGGAGGAACTGGAGGAACTGGAGGAACTGGAGGAACTGGATTACCAATAGTAATCTTACACGTTACTAAATCGCTTGGAATATTGTTTAATGCAGTCCAAGCATGAAGATAATAAACTCCGTCTTTTGCTGCAACAGCTACAGCAGTTTTACTATCTTTCAATAAGTCCATAGGAAATAGATTTAATCCTTGTTGATTAAGGACAATCCATTTTACTTGTGAACCATTAGTAGTTGCAGCAACTTCTACAAATGCACCAACATCTGCCTGTAATTCTTTTGGAATAGAAATAGTTGGCTGTTCAACAACAGGAACTACAACAACAGGATTAGGAACAGGAACAGGAACAGGATCATCAGCAAATACTAAGGCAAAACAAAAACATGCAATTAAACCAAATACTGATAAACTTAACCCAACATTTTTTTGATTAACACGATACATACTATACATTTTATCTACCTTCTTGATTGAACAAAGAAACAAGAAAACTTACTTAACTTCTAATTTAACTTCTGGTGCTTTAATTTCTGATACTTCCGGTTTATCAACCTCCTGTTTTGTAACAGTGTTTATTGTAGATACAATTTTCTTTTGTTCTTCAATATGTTCTATAATAGGTTGCGGTTTATTTACGTCTCTAAGATACTGCAAGGCCGCTGTTAAGATAAAATTAGCCATGCCAAGTATTGTAATAACACTTGCATTCTGTTTTACCCATTCATCATTAACTGCAACAGCAATTAATCCTAGAATTAAGGATATTATATTTATCCATAATCCAGGATTCATATTGGCATGTTTTAGATTCATAATTATGCTTACCTATGTACGAGTTAAATATGTTATTTTATACTTATAAGATGTATAAGTAGTTGGAAATATTACTTTCTCTAAAGTGGTACCACAGTTTTCACAAATATTGACTGAATTAAATTTATGTTTACATGGTTTTATAAGTTGTACCAAATTTAATATTGGTAATAAGCCCAGCATCAAACTGTTGAAGATTCGTCGATTCATAATATGTTAATTATCCTGGACTCTTCTGCACCATGAACATTACTAGTTCTAGTAAGGACAACAAAATGGCCACTTGAAAGTATAGATTCTTTTCTATAGCGAATCTTATATAAGAATAATACTTTGCTTTAGGGTTATTCATTTGCCAATGTACAGCAGCACCGAATAAATATCCAACATACAAATGCGAAAAAGCTTCGTAGCTTCCTTCTACAGTTGGAAGATTTAATCTTGGTGTGATAAAAAATCTACCAACTGCAAACAGCAATGCAGATATGATGATTAGTAGCTTATTCATCTTTATTAAATGCTGTCCTTGCAGTATTTATTCTCTCAATGATTGAAGGAAGATTTGACTTTATTGATTCAAATAAGCTTCTAAGACCCTTTTCATGTGGTTTAAGATAAGCAGAACCCATATTCTTATAGAAAACTTCTAAGAATGGGTCTGTACCATAACATACTAAAGCTTCAAGTGCTTTTATTTCTTCTTCATTTAATTCTAAAGCAACATTTAAATCTAATTTAGGTTTAGCTATTAATTTAGCCATTACTACTGCCCTTAAATTCTTCTTCACCTAAACCTTCTTTAGCTAATTCAGCTTCTTGCTGTTGTTCAACCTCAGATTTTAAATCTAAATCTGCATTATCTGCATTATCTGCATTATCTGCATTATCTGCATTATCTGCATTATCTGCATTATGTGAACTAACACCAATAGTAGTGTTCATATATGGCAACACTAATGCCTTAGCATAATTCATATCATCTATTGGATGCTGATTATTAGATATAATAATTACAGCACCTTCTGCCATACCTACTGACATTCCGCGAGCTTCTAATTTTTCTACAACTAGTTCCCAATTGTTGTAATCTTCGTCAGTAGTTAATTTGCGAAGAACAAACTTCAGTTTATTATTTTCATGTTCGTGCATTGTATCTCCAGTGTATTTCTTGTTAATCTGTTATTCAGTATACTATTCTGTTGTTAAATTGCACAACTTCAATTCCATCTTCGCTAAATTATTCCAGTAATGCCGTGCTTTATTACTCCAATACATTGAACGAGATTGATCTGGACCGCGTGATAAGCTGCAAGCGTTCTCGTATTGTTCAAGTGTTCTCGCTAGAATAATTCTATCGGGATTATTCTTTTTTAACTTTCCTAATATTCGGTTAACACAGTGAATTAAGTCTAAGTCAATTTCATGTATGTTTATATGCTGCGACGAATTAGCTGCATCATTTGATTGAATGTTTTGCATTGTTCAAACTCATCATCGTCTATCTTTGATTTGCCACAATGAATGCCATTGATATGGTGCAAAAACTTATCAGGAAACCTTTCTTCTAGGTCCATCAGTATTTCTACAGACGAAATCATTGAAGCGTAAAGATACTGATCTTTATTATCTTCCGTTATTTGTATATCTAATATTATATTTATTATGTTAGCTAATTCAGCTTCTACTGCATCGTATAATGTGTTTATTACAGGTGCGCTAATTGTTGTTGCAGGATTAGCACGAATTTTTGTTGGGAGATTCATGTTTACGTCTCCAATTCAATCAGCATTAGCATGTAACGCTGCAAGCATTCTTATTGCAGCTTGTTTACTAGGAACTTTTCCTACTGATTCTCCTGTATCTTTCTTTATTACTTCGTAAGTACATACTTCATTCTTAGTATTCTTGGTAGGCTTTGATAACTTACGGATTGAGTAAGGCATTTGTTGTAGAACCTACGTATATCTTTCGCATTGTTAGTAATTTATTTCTATCTGCACCGAAGAACTTTTGTGCAATGTTTATTAATTCATCTCTTGCTGCTTCATCCCTTAATCTTTCTGTTGTTGAACATTCACTATATTCACTCGTTAAGTATTCATTGATTGTTACTATTCGATTAATAATATGTTCGTATATTTCTTTATTCATCTCATCATTCTGAATTAATTTGAGAAGTTGAGACATGCTATTTACTTGCTGGTCGCTTATCCAATTCTTTTTCTTTCAACACTTCTGCAACATCGTCTACATGCAAACAATCGCACATACAAGCATAATCATTGTGCGGCTGAACTACAGCAATATTTCCATTACAATAATCATTGCCGGGAACAGCACTATGTAATACTCCATAGGCAACAATCTTTCCACCTTCTAATTTAACTATCTTATCGCCATTCTTAGCTTCACGTCCATTTCGATAGTGCATTTTAATTCTCCTTATTTAAATATCTTGTTCGTGCTTCGCAAGCTAATTGCTGTCGTCGTTTAACATCATTAATAATTTGAGGTATTCCCTCTTGTTCCATTTCAGTTTCATATTCTTCCATTATTGTAAGAATATTACTCGCTTGTTTTTTAATTTCTTCTGTAGATGGTAATTTATTGCTTGGTCCAAAGATAATATTATTATCTATATAATTCATTGCAATTCACTCTTTAACGCACACCTATCTAACTTTAACGTACACCTATCTAACAAACAAGTGCATATATCTTATACCATCTGGCCCAACATGCGACCATGCGCCCGCATAAGTATAATTGTCATACATACAGCAAGTTCCCCAACGATCGCCGCTTGTTGTGACAGTAGATATATGCCACGCACCACAGCCGGCGGCCCTTGCAGGGTAACTATCTCGATAACATCGAGGAACAAATGCAAAGTCACCACCATTTATTGCAACATGACCAGCAATTCTATATCTTGCACGATATTTGCTGCAAGCTTGGGCCGCAATTGCCAAATTATTATCCTGAATAAATGGGCGCAATCCTCGCCTTGCACGATGCTTATTTACTTCTGCTAAACCATTTTGATCTGCACTACATATATTGCAGATTGCACAACAAATTAATAATATAGTAATCAATAGAGCAACCAACTTAATCTTCATCGTATCCTTCATCCTCATATGCTATTTGACTTAATTGATAGAAAATATCTGCATACTCTTTATCAGTTAATTCTGGTTCCAATTCTACTACATTATTATCCTCGTCAACAAAATACCAATCAATACTCTGTGAATTTGTGTCTGGCTCATATCCATAATTTGTAAATTGTACTTCTCTTTCTTCACCACGAAATTTTATTGTTGCTAGCATTCTATATTATTCCGAATCAGTTTCATTTAATATAGCATCAGTGTTACTGTTGCTAGGAACCATATCATCCATATCTAATAAATCCTGCAAGACTTTATCTGGCGTCAATCTAACACTGGCGGAAGCATTGCCACCAGAATTATCTCCGCTGCTTGCAGTTTCAGGAAGCGGAATTACTAAATCTTTCTGAATTGCATCATTAACTTCTAATGCAATATGGTCTAAGTTGTTATCGTGGAGCTTCCTACTAATTATATTTGTTATCTGTGCAACAACTGAATTCAATGTATGTATAGAAAACTTATCCCTACATAAAGCATCAATCCTTGCCGCCTTCTCACAAAAATCTCTAACCGTTTCTAAAGCTTTTATTGCTTTAGCACCAGTGTTAGCTTTTAATTGCTTACTAAGATCAAGTGCTTTAAGTAATGTTTCTCTGCTACTTGCTTCTTCTTCACTTCCATTTAGTCCATCTAATGTTATTTGAATCTTCTCGATCTTATTAACTATCTCACTATACTCTGCAAGTGGTTCACATGCGATTTCACGAGTAATTGCTAATTCTTCTAGCAATGATAATTGTGTTGTAACTGGTGCAGATAAATTGTCCTCTACTGCTTTCTGCAATGTTACACATAATACTCGTTTATAAAAAGGCATGAGATGTTCAACAACTGGATGCTCGCAAATATCATCGCAGTAATAATGATTTCGTATCTTATAGTCTTTTGCACCGAGCTTTTGTTGAAGCTCGCTTAGTCTTTTATTTCTAGGAAGTCTTGTCACGTCTTGTTACATCTTGTATCATTTTATTGATTTTAATCTGGTCTATTGAAATAATCTTCTGTTATATTTAACTCAGTAAGTATATCGAACTTATTGTCACTAAGTATTTTTCTGATTCCGCGTCTCATATTCAGTAATGAATACAGAGGTATTTTTATAATCTGCATTATTTCTTTGTCTGCCATGCCATTTTTATAACTTAATTCGTATATTTTAATATGTATCGGGCTTACTTTTTTCTCTAAATAATTAAAAATAAATTTTTCTACTCCTCCGTTGGGGCAATCCCCTCCATTGGGGGTCATGTTAGGCTCCCCCTCTAGGGAAGGGCAATTTTCCTCGATTTTCTCTAAAAAACCATTTAAATTTTCAAAACGTTGATTAAACCGTCTCTTTCTAATCGTTTTCTTCAAAATCTGCCTTTTAATACTAAATAAAATGTATCTTTCCATATCTTCGAGCGTTCTACCTACATATCTAGCAAAATATCTCGATGTATCTCTTAATATATTATCATTCCACATTTCTTGAAACTCTAATGAATCAGTTCTATATCCATACTTTCGTAATATTTTATCTACCATTCTGCCATTTTCACTTTTCTTTCTGCATATAGGGTGGTCGTCAAAGTAAAAAGAAAGAGCCTGGTCATAATGCTCTCGTTTTATTTCCACCGGCGTATTAATTACGCTGGAAATAATATCGAGAGCATCACAATCAGGCTCAGACTCTTCAACAAATTCAACAAATTCAGCAGATTCGTTTGTTTTTACTTCATTTACATAATTCAACATTTCTCACAAAGGTTCGTTTCAGCAATCCATTGCAAATTAATACAGAATTATATCTGCCACCACAGTCTGCCACATTCAACACATTCAACACATCTATCTTTTACTTTTCTTCAACTCCTTTTCAACTTTAATGTCTAAATGTTTAGCTAAATAAACTGCTTCATCTTCATCTATATCACGTAACTCGAACTTAGAAGATAAATTAATATGCTTATAGTTTTTATTCTTAATCAATTCTTGTAATATTTTTACCAGTTGAGTTGCTTGTGGTTTATCTAAGAACAAAGATGTATAAGTTCCTGATTTTCTTATATTACAGAACCCTATATATCTTATTGATGTAATGTCGATAAGCTCAGTATTGTCAGTATTGTCTTCTGCCCTGTCTTCTGCCCCACTTACTGCATACACAAATCCCATTGTAGCTACCATTACAATTAGGATTAAAATATATTGCATGTACCATTCAATCTCCACTGTTTTCATCTTCATCTTCATCTTCATTTCTCCTTTACTACGTTACTACATTACTACGTTACTACATTACTACGTTACTTAAACACAATAATTTACCCTAGTTTCATCCCTGTATCAACAATCAAGCCTTTCGTTCTGCTTGCAATAACAGCAACCAATTCTTTTGCATATTCATTTGAACAAAATTCACCTAGCATATTCTTAACATCAAATACTGCATGATGATCTTCTATACCATCTCCTTGATTTTGATCTATAAGCCATGATTGAACTGCATTAAATAGCATTTGTTCATATTCAAGTTTTGTCATTTGTACTGTCATTTTGCACATCCTGAACATCCTGAACATCCTGAACATCCTGCATACTCTTCATTCTTTCTTCAAAGTGCATTGCAGTCATAAGATTCCAAACTGCATGGGCCAAATGATCTTCTGATTTATCATTATCTTTATACAATTCAATATGCCTCATTGCATGATTAATTAAACCACTTATCTTAAATCCTTTCTTCCAATTATCTGTACCATACTTTTCTGCCCCCTCAGCATATGTTTCTGCAAGACGCCGCAATCCAACTGGTGTAATTAAATCATAACGAACATTATCTGCATCAGAGCTTCTTTTAGCACCTGTTTCGTGCTCAATCATCTCTACCATCTTATTCTCCATACTTTTCGCCTTCAATTCAATTTGACCCCAAAAATCTTTATTACAAGTAAAATATACTGGTGTCCCATCAATTTGTTCATATGCGTCAATAAATGATTTTACCGCATAAAGCTGCATATAAAATACATTTTTATCATATACTCTGTATTCTTCAGCGTTACTACATAACTGAGCAACAACAATATGTTTATCAGTTTTATGCCTATAGAAATAAAAATCACTACTCTTCATTATACATGTTCCTCACAGTATACTTCATTATCATCACCAATAATTGCATACTTTGCATTATCAACTATGTGTGGACCTTTAGCACATTTGAAACTCATTTTAATTTTACTTTCCTTAGCACAATTCAAACAAACACGTTTAGTATTTTGAATAATATATCCTATTGGTCCACGACCACAAGAACATATATTATTAGCTCTTTTTGCTTTTACTTCATCTTCATATTTTGCTTTTGGTTTATCATTTCTTAATTTATTTACTTCTTCCATCACTCTTTGTAATTCATCTGGAACAAGTATTGTATCAGCATTTGTATCAACTTTTACCTTATCCACACCTGCCTTCTTTATCTTATTTAGATCTGCTTTGAAACATGTTATAGTATCTCCTTCTACTCCTGCAAACAACTGACTAAGCTTACATATCTTCCAATAATCTAATAAATTACTTATTTCTTCTGAATCTTCTAGTCTTCTATTTGCCTTATCAAGAATATTTGCATGATCTTCTAATCTTTCAGCATAAGGCTTCTTAACTTCCATTTCTTGCTTCTTCTTAGCTGCTTCAATTCTATCTTTATGTATTTCATCAGATTTAGCTAAGTATTCCTTACTGTAATAATCAATCTTCTCTTCCTTACTGGCTTTACTTTCCGAATAGCTCATCCAACACAATGTTCCATCTGGATTTTCAAACATTATACTTGTTTGACCAGTTCTCCTACGTGCTAGACGAGAACATTGAATTGTGTTGCTGCCTATTAGCTTAATATTGTCTTCACTATATTTTCCTTCAACTTTATCTAAAGCCATTATTTCATCAATACACTCATCTATTTCATCATTATATCTACCATCTCCATGTGCAGCATTTAACTTCTCAAGTATCCTACCCCTTTCTTGCAAAACACATCTGTTCTTCCAATACTCATGCTCTCTTTTTATAATTTCATTCAAATTAATATTATATTTTTTACACACATTCTTTTCAACTTCACTTTCAACTATATCTGCACACTTTTCTTCTTTAAACCAGTTATTCATCACTATCGCTCCCTATCCTTTTTTGATCTGCTGACTGTTCAAGTTGTTTAACTTCTTCTTCACCTATCAACCCAACAAAGTCTTGCCTAAGAGATTGTATTTTCTTCTTAATTATATTTTTAACAATATCATCTTTAGTGCTATTTAAATCATGTGTAAACATCTCCATTTGTTTAACATAGTCTAGTCTAGCATAACCTATATTTTCAAGTAAGTTCTTATTTTTAAACTCCAACCTTAATGAATCTCTTTCTTGTTCTAATCTTTTACCTTCTGGGGCTTCTTCCCATTGTTTAAGCGTCATATCCTTTGGCATTCTAGCCAACATCGGTAATCTAACTGTTAATAACAATGTTGTCCAACCAGTACCATCTTTTCCTTTATTATCAACTTCTTCTTTTGGATAAAAATCTATGTCAGGAAAATTAGATCGCAGTAATACTGCAAGATCATATCCATCGCCACTATAATCTCTACCTTTATATAGTAACAATTGTCCATCATGTAATAGTTTATCCATCCATTCTTCGGCTTTTGACCTAGGTAATGGTATTCTTTCGTTTTTATTAAAGTTTATCCAAAGATTATATTGATCTGGTGTTTCCTCTCTTGAAAAATATGCTTCTGCAATATGTCCAGCTCGTATAATTAACCTATCCTTCTTTCTATAATCAAAATGTATTTTATTTACATCTAAGACTTCTAAATTTGTAGCTTTAGCAGCCTCACAAAATATTGCCGCCATCTTCCTTGGAGTGCAAGTAAAATCCTGTGGATATTTTAATTCAAGAACATATTTAGGTTCAAATCTTACTATCTTCTTTTCTGTTTCATATTTTCCTGTTGGAGCTTTGAACCCACCTTCAAATTCTCTCATTATAGGAATTGGGTTTCCAAATTCATCAAGTTTATTTACTTCAACTTCTTTTTGTCCACCACAAACTAGCTTGCCAAACCATTCATCAAATGGATACTTGTCGTAAGAATTTACAAATGATGGTGCAACTACTTCTGCATTCACTATTTTATTAGCACCAGTCTTTATCTCTGCAAGCTCATTTTGCCTTAATTGTACTAATATAGATCTATTATCTACTGCCACCTTCTGTCTAACTTTTATATTATACTCTCTAGCCTTTTGATAAATATATTTACTAAACGAAAATGTTCTTGTATAATGAACACCTTCTATTAATAAATGTTCTCGCCCATCAAAAATTTCCCTCCAATTAATTTTTTCTTTTTTCATTTATCTTATCCTTAATAAACCTCTCCTCTGAATGAATCTCACAAAACTCATTTATCTCTACTTTTCTCTTCTTTCTTCTTTCTCTGACACCGTCTAAACTATGCAAATGTCTTACAAGAGGTATTTCTTCAAATTTATCCATGAAGCTAAAAGCTACCAATTGATGAACTTTCCTTAATGCAAATTTATATTTTTTATTATCCTTATATCTTAAATTTATAAGTGTATATTTTCGTTCCTCTGGAACTGTAAGATTTAATAATACACCCTCCCTAGTATCAAATATCTTGCCATAATTAGATATAAGATATTCATCAAATTCAAATTTCTCTTTATAATCCAATACTTTTATAAACACTTCATCTTTGTGTAAAATAAAACCACCTAAATTATAAATATAAAGTCTTAAATTACTTAAAAATAATTCAGACTCAATGAAAGGTAGTTTTGAAGCTTCTCTCTTTAATTCAGAAAGAATAATATTTAATTGGCAATATAATTCCTCTACTTTGTTCATTATAATTTATAATCTATTAAAATAAAATTATATTAAATTATGTGGCTGTACACCCGTACACTGAGCATTAGTCTACCTATTAGACCCGCTCGGCCCACCCTAGGCCAGCATAGCAGACCGGCCAAGCACTTGTCAAGCTCTTTATATGGGAGCGATCAGGTAAGTAACCTACCTACCTAGTAATTTTCCAACTAACTTACTTACATTATTACTTACTTACTACTACTACTCTTACTAAGAGAGGAAAACAAGAGAAAGAGAACTCGTAGGTACGTAGAGTAGCTTGCAGCCTAGCGAGGGGTGAGCGAAAAAATCTCGCCGCAAGTGCTGTGCTGGCAGACACTTGCGGCGAGATCGGGTGGCCGAGACTGGGCAAAACCGGCAAAATCACACTAATAATATGCTAAATCATTCTTTATTAACTTCTTCTAATGCTAATTTTATATTACCTAGCATTAATTTTACATTACTTTTATTACCAGTATTATTACCGGCAGAATTATAACTTAAATAAGCAATAAATCTCGTAGATATTTTACAGATAAGAGGTTCTTCACATTCAACTAATGGTTGAAATTTCACTTCATTAATAATTAATCTTGACCATATAGTTTGTTCAATTTGTTCGTGATCTTTCACCACCTCTTTAATTGTACCACATCTTGGGCACCAGAATATTTTTTTATGTTTATCAACACCACTATCAACACCCAAATTCTGCATCGTATGATCGCACGTTGGACATGCCATATTCTTTATCCTTTATCCTTTACTAAATATTCCACTAGTGAATAACATTTGTCTTTTCTGTTCTTCTAGCAATTTATTTAGCTCTTTTTCAGTTACCTCACAAATCTCCGTTATATTTCTATCAATTATACCAATTATATCTGTATCAAATGTATTTGTTAAACCTAATACAAATCTCAACCTATAAATAAGATCCTTAAGATTTTTAATATTTTGTTTCTCACCATCACCGGCATCAAATTTCTGTCTATCAACTATCTTTTTAAATTCCTCCATATCGCTTAGAACAGGAATATTCTTACCTCTAATTTGATACTCTTTACATAGTAAATAAACATTTCTATCAACACTAAAATATTTCTTTAATCTTGATGCTCCATCTAGTGAATAGTTTAATACATGGTAAGTAAATTCACGTAAATCTTCAATAGCTTGTTCTCTTGTCAAAGCACTAGATATTAATATGCCCTCAACTGGAATACATTCCGGTGCAAAAAATCCATATTCATAGAATTTACTTTGATCTTCAACAATGTACAATCTTTTTAATATTTCAGTGTCCATAACCTTCTATCCTTACCTACTAACAGTACCCCTAGTATTGTCTACAATATATGCTAAAGCAACTTCTCCGTCCAATTCTATTTTTGTACTCCCAGCGAATACTTCTGGTGCAGTCATAACTTGAAATTTAATAAAGTGTCTCCGATCAATTTTAACTGCTCCAGGTTTTGTCCAATTAATTACACAGTCGTTACTGAATGTCCATAATAGATCAGTCACTTCACCTTTCTCCACCTTTCTCCACACTTCTCCAACAACTAATGCTAATGCACCAGCTTTTCCCATCCACAAGCTTCTTAAAGCTTGCAGCCTATAAGCAGGACTTTTTAAATATACTGGTGGCATACCATGACAAATATATGTCATAGCACCCATTTTATTTAAAGAGATTTCAGGAAATTTTAATGGTGTGTAATGGAATTCGTGCGTAGTTACATATCCATCTGGACCATGATTAATAAAGTCTGGATGTAGATTACTGCTCATATATACTTAACCTCAATATCTAATGCGTTGCACAATTTAAAAAGAGTTGTATCGAATGGTTGTTGTGTAGTGTAATCCTCCAATTTCTGTATTGTACTATAAGACAATCCAGAAATCCTTGCAAGTTCATAATTTGAAATGCTTAAATTATCCGCTTTAGTGAATATCATATCAATCAAGTCATCTTTCTTGCTTTGATATGAATACCAAAGATCTTTTGACCAATTGCCGCGTGGTAGTTTGTTTTTACTGCTGCTTCTGCTGTTTTTTCTGCTCATAATACTTAATAATCTCCTGCACTGATTTATCTGATTTATCTGATTTATCTGATTTACCTGTCTGCAATCTCGGCAATCTCGACAATCTCAAATACAGTGCTTGTTTTGATACACCAAGTTTCTTTGCAATTTCAGATATAGTTAATAGCTCGCCATGAAAGAACTCTCGCCTACAGTTTTCTTTAAGTCTTAACGCAGCCGCAGGAATATGTGTCCAACAAAAATTATCTGATCCCATCAACCTATCTCTATCTAGTCGTATTAGATACCATCTTTTAACCTTAACATTACTATTAGCCTTGTATTTCGGCGGATCTCCAACAACTCTATAAAACTCTTTAAAAGATTCAGACGACTCAGACCACTCTTTGCATAATATACCCTTAGATCTATAATGTCTCCATGTTGCGTATATTTTACTTTTACTTCCTTCACCACTTTTAATTATATCATCGTACTTCCTGCGTAATTTTCTGGAGCAAGGAAGGCATTTAATTGCCTTCCTATCAACTCTGGTTAAATTAGCAATGGTATATTTATTTATATTACCACACAGAAGGCACTTGCAGTTCCAGTATGTTTGTTTATTAATTCTTCCATGATAACTTATTACTTTTAAATATCCGTATCTATTACCAGTTAAATCTTTAAATTGTCCGCTTTTCATATCTAGTTGTTCCTCCACTCTTCAATTATGCTGCACAGCTTCTTCAAGATCTTCTAGTAATACACTTAATGTAGATTTAAGCACTTCATAACAGTGTGAACATTTTTTCGGTGTATAATTGCTCGCACAGAGAATATTTTGTTTACCAGCAGTTTCAGACCTTTCAAATTTATCTCCATACTTACCTATCAAAAACCCTCTAATACTATTACCTAAGTCATGTACATCAATATTCATAATTAATCCTTCAATCCTTGCAGAGCGATGTAACAATCATTTTAGCAACTTCTTCGATTGTTATATTTTTACTACTGGCAACTTTAGATAAATGTTTCATTGCTCCATCAGCAGTACATTTAAAATGGTCCATAACAATATCTTTTGCTCGCTCCAACTCTACACGGCCTTGCAGCTTACCGATAATCTTAATAAAGTTTTTGCGAAGTGTGCGATATTCTTCTTTAAATCTACATAAATCTTCATTTGAATTCCCTAAGTCTAGTTTATCCAAATCCTCATCAGACAAATAACTTTTGTAATCTTTTGTGTTACTTTTCTTCATGCTACATCAATCCTAACCAAGCGGCAATTCTTTATCATAAACGCCACCTTCTAATTCTTGAACCATCAATTCATATTCAGATCTTTCAATGGGTATATCCTGGCTATTAATTTGTTTCTTGATTGATTTAATTAAAGAATCTTTACATGCTTCCTGTCTTCCAGCACCTTTCTCTCTCCAGCACCTTTCTCTCTTCTTTCAAATTACGGTTTGCCATATCTGCTTTTTCTTCCGTAAACTTCTCTGGATATCTAGCCCTTAGCTTAGCAATATTCTTCTGAAGTATTACATCTAAGCTCAAATCAAGCGACTTGCAGATTATGGCACAAAACCACATTATATCGCCAAGTTCTTCTTCAATGTTTACAACATCTAATGGTTTACCATAAAACATATGTCGTTTAACTTGGTCTTGCAGTTCACCCACCTCCGTACAAAGTCCAATTGCACCATGAAGTAAATCAATTTTTGCTATAACTCGCGACTTTAATCCATCGGTATATTCACACTCAGTTCTGCAAGCATCTTTTACATATTGCGCAAGCGAATTATGGTGTGATTTATCTACAGGTTTATTAATCCCTTGTTCAAGTAGTGCCGCAGAATATTTACTACCATCTTGATCTACCCTAACACCTAATTCAAATAGTAGAATTCGAGTTTCAAAATCATCCTCTCTAATTAAAATAATGGGTATTTCTGTTGCACAGCTATCTACAACAGGATAATTAGTCCTAGTACCCAACTTTGATCGTAAGGTATTGCACATAGCTTGCAGAGCTTCAATTGCTTCTCCTCGATAATGCTTATCAGAAAAAACAACTCTAAGATCGTTATTTTTCTTAAAATACAACATGTCAAATCTCCTTACAAAGTGGTTAAACAGTTAAACAGTTAAACAGTTAAATCTTAACTACACCTTCGGATACTTCGGAACGAATCCGCCGCTATGTCCAGCGTCTCTTTTCTCAAAATCTTTAAATACAAAATTCTCCTTTTCAATCATAATCCCTGCAATTCGACTGAAAACATAAAAAATTTCTTCTTCGGCTGCTGGTTCTGTTCTCAAAGCAATAACATGACGCAACGCTCTAAGATTTCCAGTCCAAACACCACCAGTTGCAATTCCCATAGGAATAATTCTTCTTAAACAGCTAGTCATTTTCTTTTTATAACTAAAATTCTTATCTGATTCATCCATTTCCCATATCTTCATTAATTTTTTGTAAGCATCTTCGATTTTTGTAAAGATATCATCAAATATCTTTACAGATGCACCTTTCTTATAAGCTAACTCTACATTATCATTTGCTAAATCGAGTCGCAAACTAGTTGGCAACCAATAAGGGATTTCATCATATCTAATATATCGCATTGAACCTTCACTTATTGACCAACCAGCTCTATGTCTATTCATTTCTCCTGTGAATACTCTACTAATATTTTCAATTGCAAAAGAATAGACCGCATGCTCTAATACACTACCGTGCCCACTTGCAAGAATATTATCCAAATATTCACATAAATCTTTGCGAACTTTCGTAATATTTGGATTCATCCCAACTTGAAAAGATTTATAACACCGTTTTGCAGCCATAGCAACTAAAAGTGCTCCGTCGCTGCAAGGCTTCTCCGAGCTATTATTAAATTGTTCCTCAAAGAATTCATTTGCACCAAGAAAATCCATCCACTTTTGTACTTCTTTAACATCAACAGCAGTTCTTGCAATGTTAAAAATATTAATCTCAACTTGACGCGGCATTACAACTCTCCTTACAAAAATAACCTTACAAATTTCTCAACGAACGAATAATGTCAATCAACTCACCACCATTATTGAAACTTCCATAAGATATTCCATCAGAGCATCTCAATATCCCCCCTTGTATTAAATCTTCCCAAGCAACAAATCCAGAATATGGTACTCGCAAATTAATTTCTTCAAGGAATCTTTTCTGTACGGCGCTTAATTTACCATTTATTGACTTAAATTCAAGAAATATGATTCCTGTATATGGATGAATTAATGTAATATCCGAAACACCAGGTTCAGGGCTTAATATCATTCCAGATTTTGTTTCTCCCATGTATTGTACATTATTTATAACCTTTGCATTATATTTTTTTAACTCATTTACAGTCTTTGTACGAAATTTTCCTTCCGGGCCTTTATTCACCATTATCGTTGTTCTCCCCACCTTCGCTTTCTATATTCCCCTCGTCTTTGTCTTCTAAATTCTGTCGCAATATTTCTTTCAATGCCATAAAATCTGTAACAATAGCCCCGTCGCTTAGCCTTTTATATTTTCTAACTCGTGCTTCCTGCCCAACAAATTGATACCCACTCTCTTTAATAAGTTGTTCAACCAAATAACCACGCAATATTTTTTCTGTCCTATCTGCCTCAATTAGGATTTGCAGACCATTGCCGGTATTTTTTCTGTCAATTTTAATGATAGACCTGCCGATTGTAATTATATCACCGCAATGAGCAGTTAGTGAAAGCATCGTAGTTTATTGCTCCTCTTCTCGTTAGTTATCAAATTCAAGTCCATCTTTTTCTTCTTTTTCTAATTCTATCTCTATTTCATAAAGAACAACCAGTAATTCTCCGAATGTTCTTTTAATCCAAGACTTTCTTTGCCCGAAATATCCTTCATTATTATATTTATTCATTAACTCCGTTATTAAGTCAAATTTATTCATGTCTCCGTATGTACGAAGAAATGTTTTAATTGTGGTGCTACTGTGCATTTACAATTCTCCTGTAATTATAACCTTGTAGATTCCTTCAAGATGTATATTTTTTACAATGGCTTCATTATATAGAGGCGCTACATCTTCTCTATTTAACCATGTACATAAAAATATAAAATTTAAATTACTATCAACTTCTTCTGGAGTGTAAAGTTTTCCGTGAGATTTAATTAATTTAGCAAATTCTTCGCGTGTGGCTTTGCCTTTATATGCAGTTATGCTATGTTCATCTGCACCGTCGCCGCGAATTTCGTATATCAATAGAATATTGATTAAATCATTCATTATTCACCCATTCAATAAACCACGGTGTTTTAGAGTGTGGACCTAATTTACCTCTACAAATATTAATATGACTATTTAATTCACTTAATGTTCTACAATTGAAACTTATCCATTTATGCTTTAAATAATGGTGACATATTGCAATAATATTATCGTTGCTGTCATTCATCCATCTTCTCCTTAGCACCTTTTTAGCATCTTATAAAAAGACGGAACTTCTGCTAGGTCTAATCTTTTCTCAAAACCTAATTTATCAAAAAATGAAGCAAATCTTTCATTTAAAACATTTTCAATATAAATTACTTGTATATAATTATCTTCAAAGCACAGTAATAAGACTTCTTTTAAAAACGCTGTGAATGTACCCTTTCCAGGATTATAAACCTGAACACTGGCTATTTCGAATGTTCTGTAGCCTATATTATTAATATATCTATATGCTACTCTAACATATACTTGCATTAGATCATTTGATATCCATGATCTTGAATTGATTCGTAGCTTAGAATCATTAATAAAATTAGCAACCTGTTTATTTACATCATACAATTGTTTTTCAGTAGTTTGCATAAACCACCTCGATTCTTTCGTTTGCGGCACCGCTCGATCTTTCCACGCACTTTATTTCATGTCTTTTCCATCGGTAATCATGCGCATAATCATTATACAGTTTATTATCATAACAGCTAAGCAAAAACTTAGCCTTGAAACTATCTAAAGAAATTATACTTAACATTGCTTCATGTTGTTCATAAGTCATTTCATGTTTATATTCTCCACCATCTTTATTAGTTCGTACTCCAGTATCGCCCAATAAATATGGCGGATCAAGATAAAATAAAGTTTTTGGATCATTGAAGTTATTGATTACTTGCAGAGCATCACGGTTTAATATTAAAGCATGTTGTAAGCGCATTGCGATTTCAGGTAATTTATCTATTGCACCTAGCCACGCATTAACTTGTTCATTCTTTCCGCCGCGTAATCTTTTCTTAGTTATAGCGGCAAAATCTGTCATTCTGCCAGCCCAAGACATTCTATTTACAATAAAAAATGCAATAGCTTCATCAAGCATATTTCCTTCATGGTATTGAGATGTTAAAGTTAGTGATTTATTAATGTCTAGTAGATTTTCTAAGTGTGTCCACCACTCTTCAAATGATTGTTCTGCAAACGGCTGCAAGCTAATTATTCTGTGAAATTCTTCAAATAAAAACTTATCTTGTAATACTTTAAAGAAATTTATCAATGTTTCATACTTATCATTTAATACTTCACTACATCGCCCAACGTGTAAATCGCTTGCAGCAAAGAATACACTTGCTCCGCCACAATAAGGTTCTACATAATTAAGGTATGTACTCTTGCTTGGAAACAATCTAACAATATCTTTTGCAATATAATATTTTCCACCAAAATATTTGACGGGTGAACTAATTCGAGAAGTCATACTTCAAATTCCTTATGTTCCTTAAGTTTTTCCTCATTGCTTGATCAATTATAATAGTTTTGTACCATCCGTTTCCACCCATTCCACTGAGCATATTAACATAATTTAAGCCTGTTAATTTTTCTGAATTAAACAGAATAAATCTTCCAACACCGTCTTCTCTCCAACAAGAATCATGGTAAGCTACACATTTATATTCTGTCACTCCACTAAACTTTTCACCTTTACCGTAATAAGGCGTCCACCAATCTCTTTCATATACTGCAACGAATCTGGAATTCGGTTCTTGATATATTAACAAATCTGTATGGTGGTGAACTTCTTTTAATTGAAATCTTGGCTTGGGATCGCTGTCAAAAATCATTAGCATTGCAGTATTATTTACTGTATTGTTTTCCGGCCCTCTAAACTTCTTTTCAAATTCTCCACAAATAATTGTTCTAAGTATCCATTGAAGCATGTTTTATTCCTTAAAATTCTTGACTTGGATTTATATTGATAATATACGTTTCTGTTTTCAGCAATTTTTCTCTAGCACGAATCTCAACATAATCTTGCAGCTCATCCTCATCTGCATAAATCAAACATCCATTTATATTAAACCAACAAGTATGTTCTCCACGAATGTAGATGTTAGATTCTTTGAAACTGGATTGTATCTTTACACCGATAATTTTAAATACATAAATATCAATATTGTTTTGAATATCATGTCCACAATATCCACCGTCTTCAAGACATGCAAATTTATTGTTTAGCCAATGTTTAACAATAATGTTGTTGTTGCTGTTCATTTTATCTCCATTATCCTCATCACCCCCAATATTTGACCAATTCTTCATCTTGCGAAGTTAAGCATTCTTCTGCAAGCTTATCATCTCGCCAATTTTTAAATCTTGGGTGTCGCAACCTACCTTGCGTTGCAACAAATTGATATTGAATTTCTATTACTTGTCCAATCAATTCGTCTTTATTGCTCTTAAATTGTTCTGTCAACCAGTCCCTTATCTCATCATTAAATCCACCAGCCGTAGCTATTTGCATAGCTGCACCAGCGGCATTATATACACAACAAATTAAGCTGCCTACTTTTCCATAATATTTTCCTTTTCCTGGAATATAACCAGCAATGAAACAATCTATTGTATTTTCTTTTTTAACTTTTTTCCAACCAGTCAAATTACCACTTTTAAGCATCCACCCTTCTGCAAGAGTAGAATAATCAAATTTTGTTCGATTTTTGAAATAATCTCTCTGTAGATACTTATCAAGTAATTCTTCTTTGCTAGGAAATTCTTCACTATATCTAAATGATATTGCTGGCGGAACATCTATTCCTAGAGCCATTAATTTAATTTCTACTTGGTCTAATTCACTATTGTGATCTATTCCAGGAAATCCATATTCAATTGCAAATCCACTGAAACATAATTGATATTGTTGCTGTTCCTGTTGCTGTTGTCCTTGCCCCTTCATTAACTTCTTACTTACTGTTATATCTGTTGAGTTTTCATCATAATAATTTTCACCGTTTGCTAAGCCGGTCTTTATATAGCTTGCAGGAAGCCCTTTTCTATTTACTGTATCATAGTAAAATAATTCGCCTAGTATACAAGAATTGAACGGCATATTCTTGTATAAATTAACTAACCACCTAGGCTTGCAGTTAGTAATCGCCGTAGTTAAATCTGTGTCAATACTGGATAAACATTTAATCTCACCTTGTTCATCCTTTTTTATCCTTAAAAATGCACCGTCTATTTTTAGGTGTGCATATAAAGATGGTGTAATGCCATCCCATATTTCTGATTTAATTTTCATATTGATATTCCTGCTGATATTCCTCACACCCCTATAATTTCAAATATATGCCAAACACTATAATCAATTTGCACTGTTCCAATATAATTTAATGGATAACTATTTGAAACTGCGAATGAATGACCAGTTCCACGTAAAATAAAATGTCGATCTACTAATTCTAATTCTGCTTGTCCATTATCAATTAAGCACCAGATTTTAATATCGTCATAACCATCATTTTCTCTTTGCACTTGTGCTGTTAATACTTTTGCACCTTTAGGCATCCTTATCTTTTGAATTCCAGACTTTAATAAAATATCATATTTCCAAACGACCATCGTTAAACCCTCACTATAAATGACCATCGTTCCACACCTTCAAAAGCGGCAAAATTTCTTGTACACTAGTCCAAAAATAAAAATAAAAATAATTCCCTAGATAATAATTATCTAGGGAATTAAATTAAATTTGTTTATTGTTATTTCAAATCATCGACTATTTTCTACCATCTTCAATTAACTTTTTGTAATAATCAAACTCTTTTTTGAGTTGTTTGTACATTGCATACCAATATCCAGCGAGCGCTGCATCACTATTTTGAAAATGTGCTGGGGCTTCAGTTATTGCGCCATCAAGTGTAACATTGTATTTTTCAAGTAATTTCAAGTCTGATTCAGTTAGTATCATCTTAGACATCTCAATTCTCTCCGTTCAATTTATACATTGACTTCTTTTTGTAATTAGTTTTTCTCGACCGCACTCGCGGTTTTTTTCCTCTTCCGCCCATCGCTTTTTCTGCTTCTTTCAATCCAGAATCAATTTCTGAATACTCTGCAAACTTTACTGCACAATCGGCAGCAATTTCAGCTTGCAGCTTTGCAGCTTTTTCATATGTTTCTCTTGCCAATTTTAGTTTTATTGCATCTTCATTTATTCGTCTTTTCTGCAACATCTTCTCGCGTAAGTCTTCCCATAGCCAATCTACAATGGGAACAGGAATATCGAAAACAACATTAGTATATCTTCCGCCAATTACAGCGCGAATGTGCATGTTGTCTACTTATTCTTATCCATATAAGAAATGGAATTGTCTAATGCAATTCTAAAATTTTGCAGAGCTTTTTTATCAAAAGAGAAACAAAAATAATTTTCAATATCAATCCAAAAATTATCTCGTCTATATGGTTTTTCTTTTTTTAATAGTTTTTCTATACTGATTGGCTCTTTTAAGATTAGGATATCTCCTAATCCACATAATCTTGATAAATAAACTTCAATTTCTCTTATATTACTCTCGGTGCAAAGAACATATAGATCTTTAAGATATAATACTCTAAAGATTTTTAAGTCATTTTTAATAGAAAATATTTCTCGAAGACATTTAGGTAATGCACCAAATTCAAATTCAGCCGACCCCATGTAATCAAACTGTAAAAATTCACTAACTTTTTGATTACCACTAAATTTCTGTATTGTGCATCTTTGAATTAAATATGGGGTTTTAATTGCCATTATTTATAGTCCTTGTCGAGATTCCAATGCTTAACTACAATCGGTCCATTATTTTTGTCTTGTGAATTAGAAACAAGTAGAATTTGATCTAACGTGGTAGAATTACCATCAATAGAAAATTGATTAGCAACTTCTTGTGGATCAGTGCTGAAAGTCCAAATTGAACGAGTGTAATTTTGTTCACAATTGAATCCAATTGCTAATCTTGATTTTTCTTTTTCTTCCATTTGTTTCACTTCTCCAATTTATTGTATCAGAAACCAGAAACTATAACGCAATATCTTTTTAGCCATAATCCGCGAAATTCTACACCCCTATATCAATTCAATAAAGGCGATCGCATCTTTTTGATTGCCAATTAGAATTACAAGTTGAGGGAGACGAGAATCTCGGTGTATATCTTGTGTTCGATACCCTAAATATTTTGCTGTTTCTCTTATATGACTAAATATAGTAATATCATCTACTACTATATCACCCTCTCTGTTAATTGTTATTCCGAAATAATGAATTGAATTAGACATAACCATCTTCTCCCTTACATTTATTGTGTCAGAAACCAGAAACAACCTACGCCGTCGCCGTGCAGAATATTCTGCACGGCGGAGACATGATTGTTTTATCAACTCCAATCTTGAATCTTTGGTTGTGTGGTGCCTTTTGTACCTTCTATACCTTGACGCAAGTTTATTTCTTTTGCGTCAACAATTCCTTGATTGTAAGCACGGTCATTCATTGTCATTTTAGAAACAGATTTTGTTTTAGTGGTCGGAAATCTGTTATTATATGCTTTGACAAGCGCCTTATCAATTAAGACAAGTGCTGTTCCACTACTTGCAATGTTTCTATTCATTGCATCACGTTCTTCTTTAAGTTTTCGCTTAAATCCGTGGCATAATCCTTGATAATATGCTCGCCGATGTTTTACTTGAATCTTGTTTACATCTGCGTAAACACTAAAAAGTATATCCAATACTTTATAGACATATACAGCAATTTGAATATTTACTTTATCACCGAAAAATTTCAACGTGGTTTTTCGTTGATAACCGTCGGATGGAATATAAATCGCTTTCACAAAGAAGTAATCTTGCAGAATACTGCACAAATACGGATCTTTTGATGATGCTCGCCCGGCGGTATAAACATCTATTTCATCATAATTTGATGTTGATGTTTCATTATTAACATCAAACATGGAAATATTATGTTCCATCATCAATTTATTTGCTCGCGCAAGCGCCGAAGCGCTTTCATTCTCATTTGATGAGCTAGAAAGCGCAAGCAATCTTTTTATTGTGTCAAGCAATTCATCGCGATTCATTTATTTCACTTCTCCTGCAAGATTCTTTCCAATCCGAGTTCTTCACAAAAGATATTGACCAGTTCAATATCTACTCCACAATACAACACTTCTCCATTCGGTTTGCACAAATCGACATTTGTAACATTTCCATTTACGTCGGTTCCACAAGGCAAAATGGTAACAAAGTTACCATTCTTTCCGCGTAGCCGGACGCAAGTTTTTCCATCATCCGGAAGTAAACATTCAATCTTTTCTTTCATTTGTCAATCTCCATTTCTTTTATTGTGCCAGAAATCAGAAACCACTAGAAACTAGAACCAGAAAACAATCTACGTCATCGCGCCACGATATAAAAATATCGTGGCGCGGAAACATGATTGTTTGTTAATTAACAGAAGTAAATGGAACAACCGGACATGGGATCAAATTAAAATCAAATAATTGAATAAATTGTTTGATCCTAGGCCTTAATAAAATTGGCCCGTCCTCTTTATTATTAATTCCAAATGCGATGTGCATTGGACAATTTTGCCATTCATGGCAATTCCAACAGCCAGATTCTACAATTTCTTGGATTGTTTTTCCGCCAGCTGTCAGTAAAGCCGGAACAACTTTTTCTAAATATTCCTTCCAAGACTCTCCTGTAATATTGGTTTCTTCATTTAATTTTGCACTGGATAAGTTTGCACCAAACAAATTTGCACCGGACAAATCTGCACCAAACAAATTTGCACCAAACAAATTTGCACCAAACAAATCTGCACCGGACAAATTTGCACCAAACAAATTTGCACGCGACAAATCTGCACCGGACAAATTTGCACCAAACAAATTTGCACGCGACAAATTTGCACCGGACAAAATTGCACGCGACAAATTTGCATCAGACAAATTTGCGCGCGACAAATCTGCACCAGACAAATTTGCACCAAACAAATCTGCACCAAACAAATTTGCACCAAACAAATTTGCACGCGACAAATTTGCACCGGACAAATCTGCACCGGACAAATTTGCACGTGACAAATCTGCACCAAACAAATTTGCACCGGACAAATCTGCACGTTCTCCACCTTCTTCATTAAGATAATATTTTCGATGCTTCTCAATAATCTTTTTTAATTTTTCATTGTCGAATTGCATTTTCTTTCTCTCCTTCTTCAATTTATTGTGTCAGAAACTAGAAAACAATCTACGGCACCGTGCTGTTATTTATCTGTTAAATAACAGCACGGAGACATGACTGTCTGCAGAATCAGCTATTTGCTATTTTCATAGCAATTGCTAGAAGCAACTCTTCTCGCAATTCTTCTCGCAACGCGACGACAAATCAGCATTAAATCTTGCTGGTCATAGTTGACCGGAAAACCGTTCAACCAGGCGCGACGAGAATAAACAATATTCTCTCGCCAAAGTTTTCGAGAAAACATGCGAGAGAACAGTTTTACTGCAAGCTCTGTGGCTTGCAGATTCACGCGAAAAGATTTATCGCGTTTGGCGGACGAAAGAATTGTCCGCATTTGAAAGAGTTTGCTTCCAGATCGAAGCTTTTTTGTTGTCGTCTCTGGAGACGCTGCAACTCTCTTTTCGAGAGCTTTGCTTTCGCGGAAAGAGAATTGATGCGAAAGAGATTTAGCAAGATTCGTTGCTAGATCATTTGCATCCTGTTCCGAGAAACGTGAGAAACGTCCATTCGTCTTTTTTGTTGCGATCATCACAACTTCCCTCATTGGAAAAGATTCATTGCAAGTATTCTTTTAATTCCAACTTGCCGGAATTGTAGGCTTGCTAGTACAACATAAATAGCAAACAACCTACGCCACCGCCGCAACATTTATGTTGCGGCGGAAACATGGCTGTTATTTACATTGCTTTCAAAACAGGGTGATCCTTTTCTAAAGAGTCGTGGTTATCGTCAGAAATATATAGTGTAGCTGGATAGCATTCATCGTCTATTTCTACTGTAACATCACACTCTCTTTGCTCTAATGTCATTGCTTCAATGCAATCTAGTAATTGATTGTATGTCATCTTCTTCCTTTTCTTCAAAACAAGTTTTATTGTGCTGCGCCGTCGATACCACTCGACAGAAAACGCGGCAAAATTCCGTACCAATTTTGTACACTACTGTACGGAATTATGTCGGGTTCTCGAATTTTGTTTTTGTTTCTGTTTTCAAGATATTCAAGACAATTTTCTTAATTCTTCGGCTTGCGAAATTAAATCTCGCAACCTAGTCCATTCTCCCTTTTGCGAAATCAGCGCATTAACATTGCTTTCATATTGCTTTAGCTCTTGCTCGATACTTTCTACCTTAGCGGCCCGCGCTTCCGATGGTAGTCTAGCTTGCAGAATCTCAATTTGCTTTTGACATTCTGCAATTTCTTTTTTAGCACGTTCAAGACGTTCCTTGAAGCTTTTTATATATGATTCGATATGCTTAGGATTTTCCTTGTCCGTTTTCGCGGCTGCGAGTCGCATCAAACCATCGTCGATTTTTTTACGCTGGAAAGCTATTTGCTTAGCGGCTTCTTCTATTTCTACACAAGCCCTATTTTTCGTTTCTCGCATCTTATCACGATTTTCTGGATTTAAGAGTAAATTGGCAATTTTTTCTACTGTAATTTCCATTGTCTTTTGTATCCCTTCAATTTTTAATTCCTACGTAGGAATTATTTGCGTGAATGATTTATTTTGGTCGATCCGATCGGCTTGCAGCAACTCCAATGTTACAGCATGTTTTATTGTTCAGAGAAAAAAATAATTGTCGAATTGTCGGATTGTCGGATTGTCGGATTATTGCTTGATTATATTTTCTCCAAAAAAGAGGAGTAGAAGTGTGCAGTGGAAAAAGCGGCATTTTATTGTTCACTGTATCTATTTTTCTCGCCGCTAAATGAGAAAATAAATATTTTTATTTGACGCATGGTGCGCCTATTGCCCCGGTGCGGCCAGTGTAACTACAGCGCGGCAGCGCGTCAAGCTGCTGTTAGGATTCGCTCCCTGGACGACGCTGGCTCGCTCCCTGGACGACGCTGGCTCGCTCCCTGGACGACGCTGGCTCGCTCCCTGGACGACGCTGGCTCGCTCCCTGGACGACGCAAGTATTATTTCAGCGCACGAAAAAACCCCTACGAAACAATTGTTTCGTAGGGGTCGAGAAAACTTGTCGCCAAACAAGTAATTCGCAAGCAACTAGCCCGCCGTCGCCGCAGCATACTTTTCTTGCATCTCCGGCGGAAGAGTTGCGAGCATCTTTTCGAGCATCTCCATGCTGATTGTCGATCCGGTCGCTTCCTTGATTTTCTTCTCGATGCCGCGCTTCAACTCTTCCTTGCGGCCGAGTTTTTCGATTTGATCGTCCGTCATCGTGCTGATTTTTTCCAGCGCGGCGATTTGCTTTTGCAGCGCGGGAACCAGAGCTTTTGCAAGCGCACGACGATCCGAAAAATGACGCGGGCGGAAAGCGACGATCTTTTCGCCGTTAAGCGAATAATCGTAACTCACTTCGACCGAAACATCAGAAGGGAATTCCGACAATTTGTTTTCCGGTTCGCCCGCCTCATTCAAAAGCAATGGGTGGAAATTTCGCGGCTTGGAATGCTTCGCCTTGTGCGCGTCAAAAAGCGCGGGTGAAGTGAAATTGTCCGCAGATAATCGCTTGTGTTTGGCGGGGTCGAAATCCGTCGGCACGACGGAGAGTTTTTCCCCGTTCGCAACTCCGGGATATTTGATTTTCCCGGTTTGCTTTTTCTCGCCGTTTCCGGCCGGACGACCACGCCTCTTTTCCGTCGTCGTGGCCGTTTCGGTTTTCTGTTCGGCTGGCCGATCAGAAACTTTCGCGGAGTCACGATTGGCGGGGGCATTCTTGTGGGTGGTTGACACTGTACAGTCTCCAAAACAAAGTGTTTTCTCGCATTTATTGTTAGTTTATTCGGCGCGAGAATTTACCGAATTAGTTGCACGATTGCTAGCTCATCAGTGATTTAATCCTGCCCTGTTATGTTGCCCTGTTATCGAGATTGCCCCCTCAAAACATTTTGCACGGCGGAACATAGATCGTGTTCTACCTTGCGCTTTTGCCAGATTAGAGTCTGGATAGACTCTAATTTCTCGCGCGTCATTTGTGCGGCATCAAGCCGCAGAAAAAAACTCTCCAAAGAGGCTGAGACACGGAATGGTCGATAGGGCAGCTCGTGTTCTTTCACGATTTCATTGTCGTCGAAACGCTTTTTAGCCAATGTCATTTTATTGTATCCTTCGTGTTGTCGTGTTGTCGTGTTGTTTGGCGTTTGATACACAATCAACAGGGCAGGATTAAATCACTGGTGAGCTACTTGTTACCACTAGGCGTTTTATTGTGCGGCGTCCATGTCGTGTTGTCGTGTTGCTTATCGGCTGAGTCTGTTATCAATATCCTGTTGGATTTTCTGTTGCTTCCGCTTTTTCGTTTCTTCGCGGCCGTTGTAAATGTACTCCGGCTCGGAAAAAACATAGACCGTTCCGCGTTCCGAGAAATCAGTGCTGAAAGAGCTAAGCACGATCTTGGAAGCTTCTTCCGCACTATCGGCGAAGACTTCCAAGTTTCCGTAATTCGCAACGTAGGTCCAAATTACAAAGTATTTGTTCACTTTGTTCTCTCCGTTTTATTGTGGTTGTCGTGTTGTTTGGCGACCATTGCCCTGTTGCCCTGTTGAACACGACGCCGCACAATAAAACGCCTAGTGGTTGTGTACGCGGCTTGCAAGCTTGATTAGGCAGGGACGGAGCTAGCTCCGTCGAACCGTTGCCGCGCTAACCAAGTTTTCAAAGAGCACAATCAATCAACTAGGTGAAGTATTCCATGATTCATTCGGCAAGTCAATACTCTTGCCACGATTATTTTGAGGAATCTTTTGCAAGTGCTGCGCTCGATTTAATCGAGCGCAGCGGGCCGAATCGTCGGCGGATCGTCGGCGGATCGTCGGCGGATCGTCGGTCGCCCGACGATCCGCCGAGACAGTGTTACTTCGCGCGGCCGCGCCCGCGACGCAAATACCATTCCCGGTATGATACTTGCGTTGTCAAATATATTTTGTTGAAAATCCCGAGAAAATTGACTTTGTTTAGCAGGAAATTTTTCTTATTTTCCAAATATTATTTTCTTGATAGATAGACAAATGTACAGTAAAATAGTGTACAAATGTACATATAGTGTACATATATCGGCTAATTCCCTAGCTTTCCCCAAAAACTTAAAAATACATTATTTAATCTCTCGCATCTAATAATTGTTTCTTTAATTCTTTAACATACACTTCTAATTTATTGAATACTTCTGGTTCAAGATAAATTCTATTTGTTGTTTCTATACCATTTTCAGTCGTTAATACTAAACCATATCCATCGAAATCTATGTAGACGCTATCGCCGAGATATGCTTTATATTGCTGATTTTGTTTATCCATTGATTATCTCCTTAAACTCTTCAACGCTTACTGCTTTATCGTAATTGTAAACTCTGGCAGATTTACTGGCTTCTTTCCAATTATTACCTATCCCCATTGAGACACGAATTGGAACAAGCAACTTCTTTTCTGTTCCATCTATATTATTCGGTAAAGTAGGATGTTCAAGAATATATGCAATAGTATGTGTAATTCGTTCATCTTCTGCAAGCTGCTTTGGCATGGAGAATAATATTTCATCGTGAACATCAGCAACAATACGGATTTTGCTGCTATTTTCATTACAATCTCTAAGTAATTTACCAATTTTAACCATAGCTGCCTTCATCAAATCAGCAGCACTGGCTTGATTTATTGTATTGAAAGCTTTATATGCAAATTGCTTATTTAAGTGTCTTCGTCTATTGTATAGATTTCTGATGTATCCACGTTGTTCGCAAACTGCTTGTGCTTGTCGAGACGTTCTTTTCATTTCTGGAAAAGTTCTATGATAAGCATTGAATACTGCCTCTGCGCGTTTTTCTGATTCTCGTGCAAATACAGATTCTTTTTCGTTTTCAGGAACCCCGGCTTCATCTATTTCTTTTGATAAACTGTCCATTAAATCTTTAACGCCACGCAAAGATTTTAATAGCTTTGCCTTCCCCATATTAAAACCTAAACCGAAGTTTAAAGTTTTACCACCCTTTCTTGTCATTCCTTCAAGGCCAGTTTGTTCTCTAACTAATTCAGCAACGAACTCATGGAAATCAACGTCTGGATCATTATTATATTTATCTAATAATAATGGACTTTCAATATAATGTGCAATTGTCCTATATTCAATTTGCGAAAAGTCATACGATACGAATACTTCATTACCTTCATTACCATACGGCAATATCAACTCTTTAGCTTCTTCATTTAATTGCTGCGCATTTGGATGCTTGCAGGACAATCTTCCAGATCGTACACATTGATTGTAAGATGGATGTAACAAATTTCCACTTGCCAATTCCCTATATTTTTTAACAAATAGATTGTTGAATGTATTTTTCTTCCTGTATTCAGATATTAATTCTATTACCCGTCTTATATTTGGGTTTGTTAGTACAGTCGGATGAGATAAATATGCTGTTAAAGCAAACTTGTCGAAACTTGGACCACCTTTTCCTTTTTTTCCTTCATCTTCATTTTCCGCTTCATCTACTTCTACTTCTTCATCATCAGATTGATTTGTCCATTTAAGAACTGGTAAACCATAAAAGTTACATATAATGTCAAAGCAATCTGCATTTGTATGCGGACGGAAAATCCTGCCCGTAATGCGTTCTAGTTCTTCTTCTATTTCTATTAGTTTTTTATAGTTAAGAACCTCTGTTATCTGCAAACTGTCTGGATCTATTCGCATTCCATTTTGTTCAATATCAAATAGAACTCTTGTCAATTCTATTTCTATATCACGAACAAAATAGCACTCTTCTGGGAGATTCTCACAAATATATTTATATAACTTCCTATTTGTAATAACATCTTGACAAGCATATGGCCCAATAATATCTACTGGTATTACAGAGTAGTCTTTATTTTTATGTAAGTATGGTTTGAATGCAAGTTCATATTGTGATATATCTTCGTCTAACCAATCTTTTGATAATATATCCAAGCCATATCTAAATCTATCTGAATCAATAAGTTTAGACAATGTTACAGTGTCGATTAACTGCACCGAATACGGTAGTGTAATTCCACCAGAATTCTTTAATACGTGAGCATCATATTTTACGTTGTGATTTACCCACCGCTTGCAGTTTGGATGGTGAAATATTGCAAATATTAGATCATAGACTTTATTTTCGTTGTCTTTATTTATTGGAATATAGTAAGCTGGCCCATATTCTTCTACACAAATTGCTACACCTATTGGCCAACAATTTTTCCAAGGATCTAATGAAGTTATTTTAGGATCATAGCTGCCAGTTTCTAAATCGAGAAATATTGTCTCAGCACCAATTATTCCTCGAAGAACTCGTTCATAAGAATCGTTGTAACAAATTAAACCTCCGTTGCTTTTAGGAATAGAAGTAGAAGTAGAAGTAGAAGTAGAAGTAGAAGCAGCTTGTGCAAATCTAATATCATGCGAAGCCTCCATTTCTTTTACAGATATTGTTTTAGTGAATACATCTTTTTTCTTTCGTTTTTTCTTCTCAAATATATTATCAAATTCTTCAAATATATCTGATAAGGATTGCTGCTGTGCTGGCTCGCTCATATTAAATACTTATCTCCATTCTATTTAATTCTTCATTTTCTCTTACTTGTAATCGCATATCATCTAATTCATGGAGAGTGTAATATTCTGCTTCTTTATTTGAATAAGAAAGCATAGGCGGACTTTGTTTCTGAGATATTAGTATCAGCTTCATTGTGCGTTGCAGAATTAAATGTGCATCTGCAAGAAGCCTATAACGATTTTCTAGTTCGTTATAGGCTTGACGAATGTTTTTAGCGTTGTTTTTAGCGTTGTTTTTAGCATTATTTTTATGTTTGTTGTTTTTAGCGTTTTTCATATTCTTTTTCTATCTCTTCAAGCATATTGTTTATTGTATATTCAATAAGATCAATAGTAGACAGCTTTAATTGTTCTATTGGTACACGTCTAAAGGCTCTATATGATCTATATGTTTTATAATCATAATCATATATTTCAAGAATTATATCCTTTGAATTTGATGCCCTATCATTCCTTATATGTAATTCTTGATTTGGTCTTAACTTGCCATAACAATATAGACTAAGGATGTATTCGTTCATAGCTATTATCCTGTCACCAGAAACTCTAATTGTGTATGGTTTGAATCATTCAAGTATACACGATAAATTGTATGCGAACCAGAATTCAATCCTTCTAGTCTTTCTATATCTGGATGAGGACAATTTTTGACTATTAAACCACAAGTTTCCAGCAATATTCTAACTGCATCAACTCTATCTTTTGCGCAGATTGCAATATATCTATTTGTATCAAGAAAAGATTTATTTCTTATTAGATATATGCTGTTCATATATGTTTCTCCAAATCTCTTCTATGCTGATCTTTAAGTGCTTCAAGCTCTTTTCTATGGTTCTCCGTAAGATTCTCTCGTAATGTATTTAATTCTGTTTTATGTTGCTCGTCTATTTTCTTATAGAGGCTTGCAGAGTTGCCTCGATCATGTTGTCTAATTTTATTCAATGATGGGCCTACATTCTCTTTCGATGCTTCAATTATTCTAGTGTATTCTTCGATAGTTAAAGTTCTATTATTTAAAGTAGCAATGTGCATTACTGCAAGTGCATCGTCTATGGGCAGATTTCTTTCTATACATTCAGATACTACTGTGCGAATTATCTCGGCAGCTTCTTTTAAAGCTTCTGAATCATCTTTAAATTTACGGATAATATGTCGATTAGTGTTCAGACCTTTTTCACGTTGATAACGAACAGCATCAATTAACATCTTCATTAGAATTTCTCCTCTGGTTTCTTTTTCATTATTGAATTTTTAGATACAAAATCCGTTGGTATTGGCGAAACATCATATAGTTTATCTATTTTAACAACAAAATATTTTTTTGGTCTAGGATCACGTGGATCACAAAAAACATTTAATTTATCTTCACAATATGCAATTCCAGCAGCATTAAATACACCATTATTTATTAATATTACAGGAAGATAATCATCTAAAATATCATCCCAAGTGAATGGATATTCAATAGGTAGACCTTCTCTTTTTAAGAAAGATTCTTTAGTTTCATTTGGTGGATTAATATAGAATCCCATCAGAATTTAATCCTTATAGACAGTAGACACTTCTTCAAGTAAATTATTTAAACGATCAATTTCTTTTAGTAGTCGTTCACGATGTAGCTCGCCCATAAATAATGATTGTTCTTTTCTACCAACCCACGAACGAATTGAATTCATTTCAAATTCTGATACATCAGTAAATGTTAAACTTTCTGACCTTGGCATCAGAATTTCTCCTCTGGTTTCTTTTTCTTTAGGTAGTCTGGTTTAGTATTTAAGACGCCGTTACCTTCCCAATATCTTAATTTGGTAATGAACTCTGGATTTTTGAAATATCTTCCACCAGCTCTAAATATTGCATTCTTTCTTACTAACATACCTACAAGATTATTTGCTGTTTCTCTATCTGATCCGGAGAAATCTGCAACATCAACTTGATCCATACTATTAGTGTTAAGTAATTTTCTACAGAAAGCTTTTGGATCATCCATATTTGTAAATTCATGGATGATTTGTTTCTCGTCAAGCAGTCTACCAGACTCTATTATTGCTTCGGTGTATTTATCGTAGCCAAAAGATGCTGTAGAGTATACTTCTTTTATAAACTTAATTATATGCTCAACATGAATCTTCTTGACAAGTATATTGTAGTTTCCAGTTTCACAATGTGAAAATAACCTTGCAGCCAATGCCGCTGCGAGTCTGGCTATTTTATGTCTAGTTGAGCCTTTATCTATTAATGGTATAGAATCGTGAAATAAGTTTGGTAGTTCATTTGCAGCACTGAATATTAATTCTACTGCTTCTAAGTCAAAATTACATTCTGCGGTCCATGCCCACAATATTAAATTTCTGCATAAATCACTTGTATATTTATGCTCGATGTTCTCTCGTTTTTCAGAAGGTATATTGATTAATTCTTGAGGAACATCTTTATTAGACAATATTAATGCTAAGTCAAACCTTCTTACATCTTCTATACTTCCAATTAACTCTTCTACAGCTTTAACTCCATAAACATATCCAGCTAACTCTCTTCCTGATCTAGTATTTGATATTGCAATTAGTCTAGTTCTTGCGTGAGTTCTTCGTTTTTCAATTTTTGGTATTTCTGCAAGCCCACTACTTCGCATATCCGTTAATTTAGCAAATGTTTCTTGCGGCATCCCTTTTAATTCTTCAAGGATAACAAGTCTTTTATCCATGTTAGGGAATATTCCCCAAGTAACAAACCATCTATCGCCGGTTTTTTGAAGTCCACCTAGTAATCCAGCAATAGTTGCATTTTTACTTTCTATTTTTTCACCGAGACCATAAAATTCTCGAAGACCTGTACTTACTTTTGATTTACCTTGCGCAGAATCTCCGAGAATTAATATTTCAAGCCAACCTTTTACTTGCTCTTTATCGAAGTTCAAGAATAATGGTGAATGAAATGCTAAGTCAACAGCTAAATGCAAAGGTTCTCTAGCAAATATTCTTGTTACATTGCTGGATAAATCTGCATATATGGAATTTAACTTGTCATTAATGTCGTTCTCTGGCTGAAATATTTTTAGCTTTTCTTTATATTCATCCGTTAGTTTATAATTACTAAGAGCATCTGTAGTCTGTTTATATTCAGACAATATTAACGTAGATTGTTGTGAATGAGGATGCGGCCAATTTCTGCCGGTAAGTTCATAAGATTCATTTAGTTCAAGTTTATTTGTATCATCAGACAATATTAAACTTGGCTGTAAGAATCTATCTGTAGCTCGATCTGTAATTTCAAGCTGCGGAGAGATTCTTGCATCTTCATAATTATAGAAATTGTTTGTATGGAATTCAACAATCGGACATTTTTTAGGTATGCCCAATGATTCCATTAAAGCATCTCTATGTGCATTTTTTCTCGAATGCACAAGCTCTAGTAGATTACTACTTTCTGGATTTAGGTCATATAAATCATTCTCTTTATTTCTAAAGATAGAACAAATATTACATACTTTTTGAGAGCGATCGCACGAAGCAAATGTATTTTTAGGAATAACAAATGGTGCTGTATCTATGCTAGATAAAACAGAGCTTATTTGTATTCTACTTCCAACATTCTTGGCTGCAATAGCTTCCGATAAGTGCAGTTTAACTGGCTCTTCTGTATTATCTAATATCTTAGTAAATACTGGTGCATATACTTTGCACAGTTCTTCATTAGATAATAATTCGATTATATCAGTTTTGCCTTCTTGTCCTACGTAATCATTTATATCGCCTTTTGGATATTTATCTCTGCTTAACGGCAGCGTTAGAATTCTAACGCTTGCAGCTACTTTGTACAATATTCTTGCACGTAACAAAGCAGCATTTTTACCTGCCTCATCAATATCAAAGCATATAATTATATGCTTACCAATAAAGTTTTCAGTAAGTTCTTTGGACCAATTATCTTCTCCGCAAGTTGCACTAATTGCGCCAACATTATGTGGATTAGCTAGCCTTGCAGCAACAAATGCTTTTATTTCTCCCCCACAAAGTATTAGTGTTTCATATTTTAATTGTTCTACAGGACATAATCTTACTTTACCGTGCCCTTTGCTATTTTTGAATTTTTCTGCTCCAGGTGCGCCAGGTAAATATTTGCGAACATTAACAAATAAACCTTCACGATTGCGAATAGGTATTGTAATTCTTTTTGTTGATATATCATAACCTATTCTATGAAACTTAATATCTTCGTCTGTGATTCCTCTTTTATAGAGTTCATTGCGCAATATCTCTGGCATTTCCGTAGCGTAGAATCTTTCTACAGTACGAAAATCAATTACTTGTTGTTCTTCGCCATCAAGAGAATATCTCTGTGCTAATTCAATTACAATTTGCGCACGAGATATTTTGGTCTTTGCTGCAAGAAATGATATAATCTCGCCGTGCTTTTCACACCCGGCGGTATGGCAGCAAAAAGATTTCTTGCTTATATTAACAAAGCAAGAAGGATTTTCATCCAAATGAAATGGACAAGTAGTCTTTAACTCATCGGAGTCACCAGTAAATTCAAATTTTATTTTATAATGCTCAAATTCTGCGAGTACATTTACATTCTCAAGATTTATTGAGGACATTATACATTTGTTTCATTGCTAGTCTACTGATTGGCGACAAGTAATCTAATTTGCGACAAGTAATCAAATGCCGATGATCGGACTCGAACCGATATTGAAGTTACCTTCAAACAGATTTTAAGTCTGTCGTGTATTCCAATTCCACCACACCGGCAGATTTCTAGGCTCAAGAGGTTAAGATATTTTTATATGTGCGCTAGCATTAAAATAGCTTAACATTGGCCTAGAAAATCTAAAGTCAAAAAATAAAAGGACAATTCCTAGACCAAGAGGTTAAAATACAGCCCACCTCTAAGATGTATTATTAACATTGATCTAGGAATTGCTAAGGGTATCAATACAGCTTAAAACTTCCCTTTGGAATCAGAAACAACTTCACCTTCCAATGAATCGTCTTCGTAATCTGGACGAATTTCATCGGCAGCAAACTTATCCTGAATCTTTTTGTACATTGCTTCATAATTTAAAGCATCTTGTTCAGATTCTACGAATCCAGACATTCCTGATTCAAAACTTGGATTAGTAACAGCAAATCCTTTCCATGTTCCTTTCTTATTTGTTTTATCAGTCGTTTTCAACTCATATTGTCCAGTAAAAATATCAATTCTCCGATTAACAATCAGAGTTGAAAGTTGTTTTCCTTCATGAAATCCTGCATGATGAAAAGAAAGCAAGAACGGATTGTTAATATTTCTGTTTGCAGGATGTTCCGGAAACTTGTTGTTTAAACGCAAAACGCACAAGAAATTGATATGCTCACAATACCTATATTGATATTGTTGATCCCCTTGTTTTGCTTTTGGTGCATCAGGACAAATTTCATACCAATCTTCTTCTTTTTTTGACCTTGCACGTTTTGCAATATACGAATCAATATCTACTGTTCTTTCTTGAATGACAGGCATTTGACCTTTCATTCCATACGGACTCCATTTAGCAAAATCCGTATACATAAAAATTGGAGTAATCCAAAGTGGTTCTCCAGAATGTGCGATTAAAGACATTTCTGGAACCAGTAAAATATCTCCAGGTTTAAATCCTGCATTTCTATATTGATCCCCAGATTGCGCTTGAACAATCTTTAATCTTGGCGGAACCCAATATTGTTGAAGATTTTGAATTCCTGTTGCTTGCCCGGAAGATTCTGCAAGCCGCTTTTGCAAGTATGCAGGAAGATTTTGCGTAGATGCTTGCGCAAGATTAGTGTTAGAAGTATTGGCATTATTGGCCGATTCAACACGACTTTCCGATCCGAGATTGCTTTCAACATTGTCAACATTAGATGCTTTAGACATTTCAATTTCCTTGTTCAAAGTTCAAAGTTCAAACAACGTAACAACTTAACAACTTAACAACTTAACAACTTAACAAATTGACGGGTTGCGATTGCATTTCCGTTTAATCAACGTCTTTCCATTTTTAAAATCTGTCCTCCATTTCTTTCTCTAATTTTGTTAATTCTGCTTTCATCTCTTCAACAGAAGTCTCTGAATCGGTTTTGTCTAATATATCTTTCTTTTTTCTTAGTGTTAACTTAAAGACTGGAGTTAATTTAGAAATGTCTATTCCTGGTGGGGCAGATAAACCTTTAGCCATTTTTTCTGTAACTAAGTTACAGAGTCCGGGCCAATGAATTTTTACTACTTCACTTAACCCACCATCTTCTTTTACGGGCCAATTTGAAACATCAATGTTTAAATAATCCATAAGCTTTTTATATGCTTCTGGATCAGATTTTTGTGATGGAATATTTGGTGCTTGTTTAATATCTGGTGTAGCAGTTACATAATCTGTGTGGATACTTCTTGGAAAACTACAGCCACCGTTTACGGCGGCTTGCAGCCAAAGTTCATCCACTTTTTTATTCAAGAATTCACGAAATTTCCATAATTCTACTTTTAAATCTTGTACATATTCGTGTGATTGATCTACTGCAAAAGCATAATCACACAATTCTACATAGTTATTGCATTTCTCCACTTCTTGTCTGAGTTCAGACATGCATTTATAGATTATCTCATGGGATTCTTTTACATTCCTAAATAATGTTTTTGCAGACTCTTTCATTTTATTGTATCCAGTTTGTTATGTAGTAACCTCTTATTTACTACAGTTTCTTATTTACATCTTCAAGTTGAGTTAGTTCTTCGTCAAGTTTATCAAGATTATCTACATCGAGACTATCATCTTCGTCGTCTTCTAATTCATCATCTTCATCTTCATCTTCATCTTCATCTTCATCTTCATCGTCTAATTCTTCATCTTCATCGTCTAATTCTTCATCGTCTAATTCTTCATCTTCATCTTCATCTTCATCTTCATCTTCATCTTCATCTTCATCGTCTAATTCTTCATCTTCATCTTCATCTTCATCTTCATCGTCTAATTCATCTTCATCTAATAGTAATGTAATTGATTCATTGATTAAGTCTTGAAATTCTTCTTTTGATTCAACGTCTGCAATATCAGAAACAAGGCAGCTAATGCTTCTGATATTTGGAAGATCATTTAGATTGTAAAGCAAATTGAAGAATTCATCTACGATACTTTTAACTTCATCGCGATTTTTAGCCATTTTTATTTCTCCAACAAAAGGTGAACGAAAGTAGACAAAACGTAAACAACAAACACTACAATCTACGAACAACATACTTCTGAAAGCCGCTGGACCAAAATAATACTTGTACATTCTCCCATTGAGAAACTACTGTACAAGTAAATATTATTAATGGTACAACGTGACCAGCTACTAGTAGATAATCAGTTTCTGGATTATAGTTGTGTTCTTCTAGTTTCTTTATTATTTCATCGGCAAATTCCTCTGTATGCCACATTGATGGTCGATCTATTTTCTTTTCACTTTTATTGTTCCTATCAATTGTTGTACTTTTAAATAATGGAATTATTGGTCCGTATTGAAATGCTGGCACTACATCTACATTTTGAGATTGTTCCAGCATAAATACACGGCTAGAATGTTTTGGTATTGATTGCTGTATTTGTTGCTGCTGTTGCTCCAGATTATCTGGTTGATTGGCCATATTATCAGTTGACATTTTATTTACCACTTCTCTGCTTTTCTGGTTAACACGTTAAATAGAGCCGGCAGGACTCGAACCTGCAACTAAGAAATTATGAGTTTCCTACTCTAACCAATTGAGTTACGGCTCCAAGAATACATCTTAATTATCAAACCAGAACACAAATCTTACATCTTGAATATTATTTAATTTTAAAGTTTCTTCGCAGTGCACATTTCCAAATAAGTACCCAAAATATTCTTCAAAATGAGATTCTGGATTTTGTGGATTGAATTCTGGCTGTTCTTCCCACCATTCATTTAATTCTCTTATTTCTTCTAAATTGAACCAACTTTCATCGTGATAATTATCTTTAGACCAATCAAACCTTGTAATAAATGTTATATCTTCTGGTAAACCTTTAGGTTGACAAATTGGAACTAGTGGTTCATAATTTCTTACGCCAGCCATCTTAGCAAATAACTTATAGTTTCTTCTATTTTCTGTTCCGGCATATAATCCATTTGGATGATTATAATGATGCCATTCGTTATTTATTTTAATTTCGATATGTAGATGTATGTCGCATCCCATTTTATTTATCTCTTATTTCTTTCACACATCAATTTCTTTAGGAAATCCGATATTTCATCTAAGCAAGTTGCATCAAATACAGTACCCATATCAGAACAAAATATATATCTTCGCCAATTAGAATACCATTTAATTGTTCCAAGAAAAGAACTGTTTATATTTGAATAAACATGGTATCTATTTGTTTTACCACTTTCACTAGTACCATCCAGTATAAATTTCAAGAATGGTGTTTTATTCATGTCAACAATCCAGCAATAGAATTCGGATTCAATATTCCTCTCAACACTTCTTTTAGGTCTGCAATTTCATAAGCTGATTGCCGCTTATCAATTACTCTTTTGCGAATTTCTTGGTCAATAGTTGCTGGAACTTGTAAGTCTACAATTCTTACATTTGTTCTAGTTCCGCGACGATGCGCACGATCTTCCGCTTGCGCACGATAAACTGCTGACCAATTTTGTGAAAAGAATATTTCCATTGTTACATTAGACTCAGATTCTTCTGGATGTTGTGGCGGATAGCCAAGAAGATTTAATCCAGTTCCACCAGCAGCAGCATTTCCAATAAATACAGTGTATTCATCATTGTGGTTAAATAAATATTCTGCCTCTGTTCTTTGTGATTCGCTTGTCTCACCATAAAACATTACATATTTATAACCAGCTTGTTCTACAGCATCTTGCAGAGCATGAATATCTGATTGAAAGCAAGCCCAAATTAAAGTTTTCTCTTCCGGCTTTCTTGCTGCAAGCAATTCCATTGTAGCGTCGATTTTAGGTTGTTCATTAAACCTTTCAATTCTTTTCGGTTTAATTACTGTACCGTCGAAATCGCACACTTCATCATATGTAATAAAACCAGAAGTAATTTGAGCAAGTCTAAGCAATTGTGTCAAAATATTATTGACAGTCATTGCATCATTTTTACCATCTGAATTAGCAGACGCTGCAAGCTCTTGTTCGATCTTATATTGAAGTTCGGTTTCAATCTTTTGATAAACCAAAGCTTGCTTACTTGTCATTTCAACTTCGATAATATCATAAACCTTTTCAGGTAAATCTGGCAGCGCTTCTTTCTTAGAAATAAAGAAAGACATCATTGCCAATCTTTCCTGAATGAACGGAAGGTTTTGATATTCTACAGTTCTTGAAAATTCATCATAAACAGAATAGAAGTCTTGGAAATTCTTAAAATTAACAAAACCACTTCCACCTTTTCTGATGAATTCCAATTGCGACCAAAGATCATTTACACTATTGCAAACCGGAGTTCCGGTTAATACATATCTTCTTTTTGCGCGGTCGCGTACTTTGATTAAACCTTTTTCCCATCTCTTTGTTTTTGGGTCTTTGAAATAATGGGCTTCGTCGCAGATAACTACATCCCATTTATCATCGCCATCCATGAATTGTGGAAAGTCAAATAATGCACTGAATCTTTGCACAATATCATATCCAGCAATCAGTACAGTATACTTTTCTTCTTTAATGTGCATAAATGCTTCAAAGAAACATTTAATGCGATTCATTTCATCGCCGCGCAAAATTGTAACGCGACCATCTACTGTACTGAAATTTTGAAATTCATTTTGCCAATTTGCCCTAACATTATTTGGGCAGCAAATAAGGACTTTGAGAATCTTACCTTCTTTTTCCCATTTTTCTAAGGCAAGATTATCAATATTTGCAATGGACGGCGGAGTTTTTCCAGTCCCTTGCTCCATGAAACTTCCAAAGCCTTCATTATTATTGTTCAAATAAAGAACAACTTGTTGATAAGGGGCTAATGGACGTTCCGCGCAGAATTGCAGCGGCTTAGAATCTTGTTTATTCGACTTTGGAACCAATCTATCAAAATATTTATTTTGCAACTCTTCTTTTACTTTATGAAGTTCACCATTAACAAGCCCAGGATTTTCTAGTTTTACTTTTTCTAATTCCTTGTCCATCTCCTCTTTAACGGTTTTATAGTTTGCGGAAATCTTAGCATTTTCTGACATCCTTGCAGATGATGCCAGTAAATATTGATATAGAATCTTGGCGTCATTATCTTTGAATGCTAGTTGTTCTGGTTTCCACAGCTTATAAATGATGCTTGCAGTAATATCTGTTGCTGCAAACTCATATCTTTCGCCGCGATAATTTGCAGCATCGGAAAGTTTCTTTCTTTCAGGAATTCTTAACGGAAAATCGTGAATTGCGGCATACGATGGTCGAGCATAATATAGATATGTTTTTTCGTTCGGCAACCATTGATTTGAATAATGGTTTTTATAATTTGATCTAAACTCTTCTTCGGAGATTGTTGCTCCGTAGATATTTACGACAAAATTTGCATATCCATCTTTATCTGGTTTATTGGATAGTGAAATTGCTAAACGATCAGTCTCCAAGAATTCAATCGGAGAAAAAATTAAAGCAGTTTTTTCAGAGAGTGGTTCAATCATTTTATTGTGGCAGAAAATTTATTAGATATTTCTGCGGTGAAAAAGAAGCAATGGGGAAATCGAGAGAAAAGAGTTGAGAAGGTTATTTTATTGTTAGATATTTATTGTTTTGCCTTGCTGCGCTGTGCTGGTCGGCCTAGGGGGCAGTCCGCATGGCTCGGCGGACTGACAGTATATACTGTCAGTCCCTACGGCGTCAATAGGCGAGCTAAGTCTAGGTAGGGCCGATGGTTAGGTGTCCATCGGATCGACGCCTAGGCGAACGTCCTAGGCGACGACGGCGATAGGTGGACGGATGGACAGTAGGAGCTAAATAATTATTATTTATTGGCATTTTAATAATTAAATTATTGTACTAAGTTATCACACCGTTTGCATCAATATTGAATGTTGCGTTCATATTTTCATAGACATCTGTAACTGTTTTTATTTTATGTCCGATAATATTCCACGAGCCACGACTTCCGCTCAAAAGATATAGTCCAAAATCTACAGTGGCAGTAAATCCAATAGTCCCACCAAAAACTAATTTATATGTTCCAGGAGTATCCAATGATGGAAGAAATTGATTATATCCTTTTATTTGTACCTGATTTGGTGCAATTATTGGCAACCCGAGATTATTTGGAGTAAATACAGGGTTTGTCGCTACGTCAAAAGATAAATCTTCGTTACTAACTAGTACCCCATACGTTCCATTGCCCGTCACAAACACAAATTCAAGAGGAATAAACCCAGCAATACCGAAAGTTATTGTTCCACCAAATATATTTATACCTTTAACATATGCCACGTATGAATAACAACATTCACATCCTGGAGAAAAGCGTATTCCCATTTTATTTATATTTTAGCATTCAGAAGAGATTAAAAAGAATCCACAACTATTTCTACTTATCCACACTAATTTATCGGTTTTTACTTTACCTAAAGCAGAAAATACTTGTAATCCATCTACGTTTACAGAAGTACCATGACCAACCCCTTGCCCTTGACTTATTGTTGCTTGTGTAACATTAATATATCCAACTCCTTGTTTTTCTATGTCAAATACTACTTTAGCATAAAATCCACCATCTAGTTCTGCTTTAGTTATTACAAATATATCTCCGTTCCATTCTAATTGCACCCATTCATTTTCTAATAATGGTGCAAACCAAACTAAAGCATCAACATCTAATCCTGAATCTGTTTGATTTTTGTCTCCAGTATATAATCTTACTTTTATTTTAGTTCCAACATTTAGCCATTGAGTTGACTGATCTGCTTGACCAGTTTTTATTTTTCCGGTATAAAGATTACCACGCTGCGCTGCAGTTATATACCATCCACCATGATTTGCTTCTGCATCAGGGCCAAGAAAAGTTGATATTGTCCAAGAATTTTTTGTTATCGCACCAAATATATTTTTAAGTCTTGCTTTAACACTTGTAGAAAAACTTACTTCTGCTCCCGGTTGTCCACCATAAATATTTACTGTTTCGGAAGAAACATCATCTGGTGCCCTAGCATCTGTATTTATTTTACCAAGCACCATACCATTATATTCGTTTTGAACAATATAATATGGTATGTTTTTATCTCCAGTAGATGTTAAAAAACACCATTCATCTTTAACCACTTCTGCAAGGTGGTTAAAAGACATATATGGTGTTGCTTCCCCATCTAATGATTCATTTCCAGGAATTCCTCTATATACATTTACTTTTCCAGATGAAAAATGTGGTATGTTATCATCTGCTCTACCCCAAACAAGGTTGCTAGAATCAATTATTACTAATCCAACACCTATTACGCAAATACATTTAACGAGCGTATTTGCTTTGAATACAGAGCTTGCAGAAGCATTGTAAACAGGAAGAGTTAATTGTTCACCATCAGGTCCAGTGGCATTTTCTAGTTGTCCTGAACTATTTCTATATTGTAATATTATGCTTCCTTGACCAAGAAGATCGGATGCTGGATCAAAAGCAGGAACGTCTGTTTCAAATATTGTCCCTATCACGCTTGCAGGATCATTTGTTCTTACACACCAAACATTATTTTCATTATCAGGATCAACTCCTGGCGGAGAAATACAAATTAAACCGAAAGACGCAGCAGATATTCCCCATTGTTCAGGGTTTCTATCTGGCCCGCAAGGCATTCCAACAGTAGGAAAATGTTCTTCATCAGTTACATTTAATAATACTGGTTCATAATAGCCTATTGGCCTGCATAATCCATATATATCGGTTAAATTAAATGGTAGAATATTTGTAAATAAATTAAATGTGATACCATAATCACCTATATTTATTGCATTTATTATAGGTGGATCATTGAACTCAAAAAATTCCCCTGCTCCAAATATACTTCTAAAAGGTAGACTTTCATCGGCAGTAAAAAAGAAATAGCTTCTACCTTTAGACTTTTGTCTGGTGGCAGCTTTATTTCCTGAATATCCATATCCGGGTTGATTTAATGTATTTTCTTTTAAAGCATCTACTATCGCATTGAATGTCTCTGTCTTTATGTAATTATTTTTATTTTGACCAGACAGTTTTTTTAGGTCTTCTGCAAGAGGCATAAATTTATCTGCTTATCTGCTTAGAAAAATACACCAGTTTAGAAAAATACACTTGTAAACGGTGCTAATGGATATTGATAATATGGTTCTGATGGTGTACCAAAACCAAACATATTTTCTTTTACAACCATTCTTTCATGCAATTGTGTGCTTGGGTTCCAAAATGTATTCCATCCTGGATTTGGGTCGTCAGATGGAAATGGTCTTTTATACATAAATTTTGTACCTACTTGCCAAGCATTTGTAGAATCAAATCTTACAGTTCTTGATAAATGCGGCGGCACAAAAAGTAATGTTTCTGGTGTAAATACAAATCCCATTGAATTTACAACAGTATCAGAATTTACAAATCCTACATAACTTATTAGAAAGTCTGGTAAAGGATCTAAAACATCAAAATATGTTTTAGATAACATTAAACCTCTGCGTAGAAACCCTACTTCTGTATCTTCCGATAACGGTCCACCACTTACCCATCTAAATAACTTATTGTCTATAGTTTGAAATTCAGATGTTGGCTCTATTTCTTCAGAATATAAATCTTGAAATTTACTTGTGTAATTTACAGTAACTTCACTTGTTTCATAAAATATTGCTTGCTTTGTAGCATCAGTAGTATATTTTCCTGGAATATTTGTAATACTGCAAGTTGTGGCCAATGGCATGAACGGCGCAGTATAATACGGCCACGGTCTACGATTTAATAATAAATCAGAAACCAAAGCATATCTATCTGCATATGCACATTGTAAAGTGACTCTAGCTTCTGGAGCTTCAAGTATAGAAAAATTTTCTTCTAAACTGTCATGCTTTTCAGCGCATGGGATTATGCTGTACATATCAGGCTGATCCAATTTTCTTTAAATTATCGGCAGCTTCTTTTGTATTCTTAGTAACTTGTCTTAATTCAGATATCAAATCTCTATTAGCATCTCTCATTGCTACTTTAACATTATCTTGCGACAATTCTTTTTTAGAATCGCCCCTATTGCTTGCACTAGCTTTAGATGCTTTTGTATTTTTATCAATAGCAAAATTATTAGTTTTGCTTCCCATACCAGATAATAATTCTTGACGCTCTCTATTTTGCTTAGCCCTGGCTATAAGTTCCTCACGTCCAGATTCACTTTTCTTCTTCATCCTAGAAATCTTCTCTGCTCTATCCATCTCTTTCTGGTTTAATTCAAACATTCTATCTATTTCATTAGTAGACGCATTGCCATCACGAGCTTTATCTGAAAGCTCATTTAATTCTTTTATTTCTTTGTCACTCATTCCATGAAGTCTTACTTGCATGGCATGAGTGCGATCTAGTTTTTCATTTTCTTTTTTCTGGGTTTCTTCTTCGGATAAAACCTCTTTTACTCTCCCTTGCTTACGTAGATAATTAAACCTCTTTTCTTGTTGCTCTCGACGTTTTGCAGCCTTATCTTCATCTGCATTCTTTGCTTTATTTTCTTTTTTCTCTACATTTTCTTTTTTTAGCTCGGCTGGAGTTTTTTTCTTTTCATTCTTAAGAGCTGCTGTATTTTCTTTAATAGCAGACGTATTTTTAGATTGTTCGCTGGCACCTTTATACCAAAACTCCTCTAAGCCAGAAACCATTTTAGACACAAAACCTTTTTCTTTTTTCAAATCATCTTTACGTCTATCTTGTTCTATTTTAAGTCTAGGGTCTTCGAGAAGTTTTTGTCCTTTTGCCTTATTTTTAATATCATTTATTAGTGAATTAAATTGTTTTTTATTCTTTTCAACATTATCTTTAAATTCATCACCAAAATTATTAGATATATTATCTAATAACTTACCCCATTCAGTTGTCAAATTCATACTGGCTTTTATATCATCAACAGACTCACTAAAATCAGGAATATCAACATTTTTGAACGGGTTCTCAAAATTATATCCTGAAAATAATTCTGGGTATGCTTGTTTTGATTTATCAACGAAATCATCTAATGCCTTTTCTGCTTTATTTAGTATATCACTAAGTGTAACACCAAATAAAAGTCTTAAAGGTATTGATAAAGAACGAACCCAAGGAATTAACATTGACCCTAATTGAATTAGCCATTTTTCAACTTTTATAAAGAACTTCACTATCTCCAATGATATATTATTAAAAGCAACAATAGAAAACAATTTCATTTTGTACCAAAATGATTCTGCGCCTTTTATTATATTGTTTATAACATTAGAAAATACCTCTGCCATGTATTGATATGATTTAGGTAGTATCACAGTAAATATTTCTGCAATACCTGACCATATCTTAGAAAAAGATGAGAAAAGAAACAGATTTAATTCATGTATTATTTCACTAGCATGAGAAATAATAGTTTGGACAACAGTAAAAGTATTTATCGTTGCATCTATCAACCAGTCATATATTATTTCGAAATTGAGTTTAAAACTACCAATAAAATCAAATATTTTAGGTAGTAAGGTGTCAATAGTTGCTATAGTTATATTGCCCCAGTCAGTTATTTTTTGTATTATTGTATCAAATATTCTACTACCCTTATACATCTCATTAAATATTTGATTAAATCTATTATATACAGTCTCACCTATTTTAGTTCCTATAGTATGCAATACATTTTTAAGTCTATCCAGCTTCCCATAGAATGTATCACCAGCAGCTTTTGCAGCACCACCAAAAGATTTATTTAATTTTCCTAGTATTAAATTTTGGGCTAATAATACATTATTAGCCTCCATAGCTCTTTTAACAGCTTTTTCTTCGCTTTCAGTAAAGAATATGTTTGCAGAAGCCAATTTCTGCAAGGCTGCTACTGGATCATTTAAAGATTCTCCAACTAATTGCGCAGCAGAATTTAAATCTGTTCGCAATTCAGTGGCTAAATCTTGTGCTGCGCGAGTTGCTGCAAGGAAGTCGTCTCCGTGAATATTACGAAAGTGCATTATTAATTGCATTGCACTTTTTGTAGTCTCAGCGGAGAATTTTGTTATCTTTTCTAAATGTTCAGCATATATTTGCAGAGATTTGGTGGAGTATCCTGTAGACTTATCAACTAATTGATTTACCTTTGCTAAATCTTTATGTAAGATTATTACTTCTCGTACATCTAATATATAGTTTGCTAAATATGATTGTGTTCTTTGCCAAACACTTCTAAGAGAACCAGCAGCGATAGATGAATCTTTTAGGTTATTAGTGAAATCTATTACTGCTTGTGACCCTCTAGTAAAAGTATCAACAACTCCATTTTTTAAATCATTAGATATAGAAATTATTTTACTAAAAGAGCTAGTAATCTTTTTTCCAAAACTGGCAATAACACTTTCTGAATCTTTTAAAGATTCATTAAGTTGTGCCTCATTACCAGTTATATCTATCTGGACTTTGTTTTTATCTTTTATTGGCATTTGAATTAGATATATTAGCTAAATATGCTTGATATTCTCTATCATCTTTGAATGATAAAATATTTGGGTCAGTGTTGTTAGAACCTTCCTCTTCTTTGTCTTCCTCTAAAGCTATGTCTTGCTGTTCCTCTGTCATATTTGCTATTACATCAAATGTCCATCCATATAATTTAGCTAATGTTCTATATCTCCTCTTTTTTATCTTGAACCTTTTTTCTTCAGATATTTTACTTGTACTGCCACCTTCTTTTTTTTCAATTCAGTGTTTAAGTTATTTGTCTTAGAAATTGCCTCATTTGCCAAATCTAAATTTTCGTGGACAAATAATTTAGAGTGAATTTCATCGTAAGTAATATTAGGATTATTCTTTTTGGCAGATTGATAAATGACTTGTGTCATTCCATCTATGCTTGCCATAATAGATGCGCCGTGCCCCATCCACCAACATAAAGTTGTTGCAGTTTGTTGCGCAATTCTTTCTATACGATCCTTTTGTTCTTCTGTTGCATTTTCTGGAATGGTTGAGCGTGCATCATGTAGATATTTGGCTTTAACCCAATTATCTAATTCTGTTACATCTTTATCGCCTAATGGACTAAGAAGTATTTGCGTTCCATCTGCAAATATAAGTGGCCTAGCAGCACCAGTTATAGTTGAATCATTTATATTTGCACTATCCATATTAAGTTATCTACTTAAAGGTTGAAAAAGAAATACGTGAAAATATTACGCACCACCAGCAACAGATGGCCACCAATCACTACCGGCGCCAGGTAAAGTTATTGCACCTAAAATTGGAGTAGCTTCATTATCGTAAGCTTGGAAAGGTAAGCTAACATTTCTAGTAATAATAGCTCCGCTTTCACGGCTAATTTGAATGCCGGTAAAATTCTTTACGTGCAGCCATTTAATGTCCCAAAATTGGGAGGAATCCGGCTTAGTGAACACCTTTAAATGAAGAATATTATCTTTTTCAAATAATGCTCGCAATATTTCTTGCTCAGTCGCAGTAACTTCCATTTTCCAAGGACCAGCTTTTTTATCTGTATTTCCACCAGTAGATGAATTGACTACTGATTGAACTTCATTTGAAATAGATATAGATAATTGCGAAACATTTGGCCAAGCAACAAAAGATCCCGGAATCCAACTTCCAGCTGCATTTGCTACTGCAACTTGCGGTGTAGGTAATTGTTTTGTTCCGTAATAATTTGGCGTAGTAACATCTGTTAATGCTGCTTGTCCAGTAGCAAAAGTTAAACCTAATGCACCTTGGAATTCATAAGAAATCTTTTCTACGTCACCTGTTTCCCAATTAAGTGCTAACGTCATTCTTTCGACCATTATATTTCCAGAATATATGCTCCCAGTTCCAGAAGCAGTATCATTATCTGGTGCAGTATATCCTTGAAATGCAAATATGGCTCCAGGCATTAATCCTGCAACCGGATTTGCACCGTTTTGTTCAATACTTCCCGACCAATGATTTACACCGGGAAGCTGCATTGGCATTGAATAAGTTTGTGAATTAACAGCTTCTTTTGTATCAGAATCATCTTCAATGCTCCAGCTAATCATTGCAGGAACATTGTTGATAACACCGAACTTTCCAGAATGATATCCCATAGATTTTCAATCTCCTATTACCTTAGATTAATTTAATAACTTTAATTGGTACTTTAATTGTATGCTCAAAAGGATTGTTTAAAAAATCAATATCTTCATCTTTAACTTCTAATTTATAAATAATTGGCTTACCAGAAAATTTATTTTTACTTTTAAATTTTATTTTACTACCAAATTTATATGGCTTCGTTAAATCTTTATCATTCCAAACTTTTTTGTTTCTTTTATTATGTATACCCATTATCTTAGCAATATATAAATGCTTAGTTACATAGCTACCAGCTTTTAATACTTCAATATTTGGATTAGGTGATCCGTGATAATATGTCTTAAACTTACCTTCTTTATCTCTTGGGTGTTTGTTTTCATCAAATGATAAGACCAAAGAAATTTCATGTTCAAATAGAGGTATATCCATATATTTAATAACCACGATATGCCTTTAAATCACTTGTTGCAAAGTGCATTTCGACTTCTGCGGACCAAATTGATGACCAGCCAACTATTCCACGATTTCTTTCAGAATTAGATAAGCCCTCTTCACAATCTACTAAATCTCCACGCTTTACAAAATTTCTACCGGAATTTACTGGCCAAATTAATTGCCCCAATAAATCTTGCCAACCAGTGAATGCTGCAAATATGTCGAACTGAACCTGATTTAAGTAATTCTGAACTCTCTGATCTCCAGTAGAAATTAAAAACTGATATCGTTTTATTATTTTACTTGTAGATGATGTTACAAATAATCCTATTGTTCCTGAACCAGCAGATGTTAATATTACTTCTGGAAGATCACTATCTTGTATTTCTGGTTTTAAAGCATTAGGATCATTAGTCCTATTTAAATGTATTCTATTACCGGCTTTTACATCAGCCGTAAATTGTGGAGAATTTTCTAATATGCTCCAAAGAGCATCAAATACCAAAGTAAATGGATTTACAATAAAGCCGTCGTTATTTGCAGGAGTAGGTGGCATTATCTATTCATCTTATCTAAAGCTCTTAACATATCCTCTGACATTAACTCTAAAGTATGATCGTCTGGTAATACAATAATTTCACGTTTTGGTAAATACCCAGCACCCACTTGATGAAAACTAGCAATATCTGCAATGGTAGCTACTCCACCATATTTATTAGTGTATCTTCCTGGACCACCATACCCTATTCTTACTCCATAAGGTATTTTTTCTTCTATCGCACCAGGTTTTCCAGTAAATTCTGGTGAAAGTGCATTATATAAAGTTCCAGTATCTCTTAATATTGCTACTGAGTTACGTTTACCTTTTTTGGAACCTCTTCTAGCTCTAATTGTAGATGGTTTTAATGGTGCCCAATCTCCACCACCACGAGAATATAATACAAATCTTTGTTGTAAATAACTTCTTACACGAACACCCCATTGCTTAAAAGCATTATTAATTGGTGAACCACCAGAAGTTTGTCCACCAGCTCTTAAATCTCTTTTTAATAGACCTTGAAATTTTTTAAGTTTTTTAAGGTCTATTTTTACTGTGACTGTTATCATATATTAGTATAGAAAACTATCTGACTCTCTAGTTTTATATGCTTGAGTACGTTCTTGTCTTGCGTATTCTTTAGCAGCAGCATAAGCAGTAATACGTGCCGATCTACGCATTTTTCTTTGAACTCTTCCTGTACTTAATTCTTCATCAATAGCTTGTTTTTGATAACTAACTTGTTGCTGAGAATATTGCTTGGCGGCATAAACACTTGCTTGTCTAGCAACTTCTCTAGCTGTTTTCTCTCTAACTTCTTTATTAAATTGTCTATCATCATCAGAATTATATGCTGACTCAGATTCTTCCTTCATTAATTCTCGTTCATGTTGCATTATTTCATGCTGTCGTTGCTTTTGTTGATATTTTTTATATCCATAATATCCAGCAGCAGCAACAGCTGTAGCTATAGCTAAATGAGGAACACTTAATCTTGGAATTAATGTTCCAATTCCAAATATTGCACTAGCAGCCTTTTTTAATCTACTACCACCAACAGCTTTTGAAGCTAATGTAGCACCTTCTTCTACTGTAGCAGATGCACCAACTTTTCCTGCTAAATCTTTAATTGTAGCTTTATATGCAGCATTAGCAGCTTTTTGAGCATTTTTAATTCCTGCACTTCTAGCTGTAGCATTAGTAAGCTTCCTTGCTTTTTTTAATTTAGGTCCAGCAGCAGCTTTTGCAGCAGCAACAGCCTTTTTTCTTGTTTCAGCAGATTCTGGAACAATTTCCGCAGTAACTATTTCTTTAGTCTTATTAGCTCCACCAAAGAATTTTTTACCTACATTTTTTATTGCACCTAAACCATAAATTATTCCAGCTTCTTTTGCAGCATGTTCTGCAAAAGAAGATTTTGCAGCATGTTCGGGTTGATATTCACCTTCTCTAGCTTGCTGAGCTATTGTTTCATTTCTAACCGCACGAATTTGGCTTTCCCACTCCTTAAATTCGTGCTTAGATTGTTGTTGCTTAGGTTGCTGTTTGGGTTGCTGGACAGGTTGAGAAACTTGTTGAGAAACTTGTTGAGAAACTTCTCTGACACTTCTTTTCTTTTTACTTTTTCCAGAACTTATAACGCTTCCAGAACCGCCAGAACCACTGGATTTTCCACCATTTTTAAATGTGAATTTTCCATGATCTCTAGGATGTTTACTTTCTTCAAAAGCAGCAAGGATAGATATATCATTATTAAATGATAAAGATATCTCTGTTAATCTTTTTCTGGACAATATTCGTTTATCTATCATTGTTATATCCTTATTTAAATTCAGAACTAACTGCATCTACAATACCAGATATACCTTGTCCAGCTTTTCTTAAAATAAATCTACTAGGCGCAGTCGTTATTTTTGTGGCAGCAATATTAGCACCTATTACAGTTTTAGTACCATATTTTGCAGTTGCATAAGTTGCAGCAGCAGCCATTTTAGAAGCAATTTTAGTTGCTCCATATCCAAATAAAGCGGCAGCAATAATTGGGTGTCCAGTAGCAACAGCAGCAGCGCCACCACCAATTATTCCAGCCCACTTAGCCCCTGTTAAAATTTTACTTAATCTTTCTTTAGCATCACCTTCTTTTATTTTATTACGTACTTCTTTACGATTATAACTTTCACCTTTAAATGTTGCCTCATCACCATTATTTTCTTCACTTCCACTACCGCCACTTCCACCTTTTGAAGCAAATTTTCCATGATCTCTAGGATGCTTGCTTTCTTCAAAAAATGATAGAGATAATTCAGCCAGTCCATTTTTTGTTCGTATGTTATTTATAGATTTTACTATTGTTCTTCGCATTTTATCTTTATTATCAAAATGCAATGCTTCTGATAATTTTAATTCAAACTCAGGAGTCTTATTTGGCATTTTTAGTTTTTCTTTATATAAAAGAATATGCGGGCAGGGATTAATATAAATCGGACCCAACTAATTTATATTAATATACCCGCATATCCGACCCATCGCCTCGCCTGCTTATAAACATTCCGTCAAAATAAACCTTAGATAAATATTACGGTGCAGTTTGAGTTAATTTAATTAAAGCACCGGGGCGAGTACACATAGGCAAAGGATTAGCCTCTGCGTGCAATTCAATACCTAAACCAAATCGCATAAGTTCTTGTTTTGCATAATACGGTAAACCAATAGTATTGACCGTTTCAATAAACGGTGCAGGAGCAATATGTTCAATAAATAAATCTGGACAGCCTTCAGGAAATGCAATTGCACCCTTATCAGGAACAAAGAAATTTGTTCCAATATGGCCACGATAATTTTCCCAATACATTCCAGCAAATTCAAAACCACCAGGAGCAACAGAATCTCCCTGACGATTTAATTGTTGACGCTGTTGATTTCGGAAAAAGCTTCCACCAGTTCCAGTATCACCAGCTTGCAACCATCGTTCATAAGAATGAATAACGGTTGGATGATTAATAAAATTATCCCAGAAAGCATTTCCACAAAGAACTCGAATGCTACGATACATTGTAACGCCCAAAGCATCTTCGATTGCTCGAATAATTTTCGTTGCTACATCCTTTTTCATGTCCATTACAGAAGTATATGGATCACGAGCGCTAGGAATATTAGTAACAGTCGGTGCAACATTGCTACCCAAACTTGCATCCGCAATATTATCAGTATAACCAACAGTAGTATTATCTGAAATTTGTGTCAAGAATAAATAGCTAGAACCACCAGCAGTAGTACGATAAAGATTCCTATATAAAGTCCCTGCGGGACCAACAGGAATTGCCGTTAAAGTCATTTTGTGAGAAGCTGCTAAAGTAATAGAGTTACTTGCAACACTAGCTTGAGTTTCACCAGCACTAGTAACAAAAGTTACTTTATAAGTATATGCACCAGCAGATAATAAGCCGCTACCACCACCATCGGCAGCAGTTAATGCTCCAGGTGCAGTAAAAGAATTAAACGAAGTAAAATCTACATTATAACTGGTTTGAGTAAGTCCAAATTCACTGAACCAATTAAAAAGAACAGTAGTAGTATCCCCATCCAACAAATTGCCTTGCAGAGAACTAACACGATAATATTCTTTTGTCGTGTCAATCCAATCTTTCATGCTTTGCAATCGTTCATTAATTGCAGTAGCAACTGTTTCCATTTGATTTGCAGAACCAAATGCGCGTAAATTTTGCACTTGATCTGCAAGCACAGATTCATTGATGGGAATATGAGGAACTTGGAACGCACGAACTTTTCGCAAACCAATGGTATTAATTTCTGTCATTACGCCACGAGCGCGAGAAGTTAATAGCCCTAACTTTCCATCTCGTTCTTCAACAGCCGCCATAGTAGTGTTTATTCCTTTTTCTTGGAATAAACCCATGTCGGTAATTCTAGTTGGTTTATAAGGAAGCTTATTTATTGCAGCAGTTAAATTAACTACATTAAAAGCGTCCTTACGAAAAATGTCAAGAATGGCACCCATAATTAAATTGTCTCCTAATCTTTCCTTCTAATTTGAATTTAAATTGTTGTTAAATTGAATTATTAGCTAGTTTGAGTAACAGAAATCGTCGGTTCAGCAAGCGGGACCATCGGAGGACTTAATGCTTTCAAAGTAGTTAATATTGTAGAAATAGTAAATGCTGCACCAGCAGCATCAAGTGCGGGAATTCCACCAGTATAATCTAAAATTGCCGGGCCACGAACAAGAATTGGTACTTGATAAGTTGTAGCAACTCCGGCCGCAATAGATAATTCGTGCATCCAAAGTAATAATCCTAATACTCCAGCTTCGTCACCAGCAAAAGCTAAAGCATATCCACCGGCGCCATCAGTTTTAACTGGATAACCAACAGGATCAGTAATATCTACAGCAGAACCACTCCCATTTTTAACTACAGCACTTACACGCTGATAACCAGGGTGAAGTTCAAAGATTAAAAGATCACCTAAACGACGCGGCTGATTTTGAATTGGATAAGTAGCAGTCATGTTTTACATTGTCTCCATTACTTTAAGTTGCTTTAAGGACATTTTTCTTATATCGTTAAATGTCCAACCAAATTTTTTGTTCAGTAATATACACAATCTTAAATATTCTGTTTTTAACATTTTATTTAAGCTTGACCAGCAGCTTTAGCTCGACGAGAAGCATCTTTCATTAAAGGATTAGACGTTTCATTATTAAAAACGTCTGAGTAGCTTAATTCTAAAGCGTCATTTTGAGACTTTTCCTTATCTAAGCTTACAACTTTTCCATTAGTCTTTAATAATTCAACAGTCTTGTCAAAATTATCAAGAACATCACCATCCTTTGAAAATGCCAATTGTAAAGCATCATCAGTACAAAATTGACCAACTAAATTTTTAGCTGTAGCGGGGGTTACATACCCGTCTTTTGCTAAAGCTTGAATTTCAGTCAATCTTTGCTTTCGACCTAAAGAAATAAATCCAGCAGCAATAGGTGGCTGATTAGCTGCACCATTAGGTGCGTGATAATGTTCCTCTTCGTGCTTAATTCTATGTGCCACTGGACCAGTTCCTTTCTTTTTACCTTCCTCGTCTAATTCATTATCTAATTCATTATCTTCTTCATCATCTCCACTCTCTTCTAAAATTGCATCAATAACATGATTAATTGCTTCAACTAGTTTATTATCAGGAATGCCTTCTAATCCTAGCTTGTCAGCAATATTTCGAAAATCTTCAATCGTTACTGTTGCAGTTTCTTCTTCTCCACCTTCTACTTTCTTTTCTTTTCCTTCTAATTCTTTTTCCTCATTACCTTCACCATCTTTCTTTTTCGGAGGGAATGGCATTTTCTTTTTCTCCTTGTCGTTTTTACTTTCTGATTTACTTTCTGATTTACTTTCTACGTAACTTGCAGCAATAGCTAAAGGTTGCATTTTAGATAACCCAGGAATTACTGGATAATCTGTAAACGCAACATGACGGATTGGATAAATATATTCATTATCTCTTCCATCTACAAATTTAGGTGGGACAAATACACTTACCCGAGTATCTTTTAAAGACTTTTCTGCTTCTTTATCTTTAAATTTAAAGATAGTGAATAAAGAATCTTCCCCTCTCTCGTTTTTATCTATTTCAAAATCTACAACAGTTGCGCGACGTGCTTCCGGGTCTTCCGTATGATTTAATGGCATAGGAACTTCTATACCATTAAACATCATGGCTTTAAATGTATTTTTCCAATGCTTTAAAGTATTTAAATCTACTTCAAATGGTATCCTTTCATGTTCATCGCCTGCTTTTGCATTATCTTTAACAAATGCACCTACAGGAATTGTCTCTATTTTATATAGTCCATTAGATAATTTTAAAGCTTGTCTCTTTGGAGAGCAATATACAATAGGGTTTACTAATGGATTGTACATATTAACATATTACCTTATACTTGAGTCTGTAAACCAGCGAAACGTGCAGAAGATTCCATAAACAAAACACCAGAATTAAATGTAAAATCTTTGTCTATCTCTGCAAGTCCTTTCCAGTCTGATGGTGGTAAAACTATCCCTGTTTCTGGTTCTTCAAACAAGCTTATTACTGAACATCTACAATTCCAACCATTTGGTGGCCAAAAATATAGCCAAAATTCAGAGCCTTTAGGTAAAGTTACACCATCAAGTATTCTATGTGCTGGTCTTACACGAGAATCCCCTACTGTTACATATCTATAACCCCATAATATTTCTTGTATCGCAGGGTGTTGATCGCTTTGCCATCTTCCAGCAGAGTATGCTAAAGCGGATTGCGTTCTAAATATTGTTTCTATTTTAAAAGGTTCTTTGATAGATAAACCATTAGCGGCAAATGCCTCAGCTAATATTTTACTACCCTCTTTTATCGGTGTTCCTTGCAATATTAGATCATTTACTACTTGTCGAAGATTATCATTTGTTTTTTGACTTGCATTCTTTAATATATTAAAAACTGGCGGATGATATTTAGTAAATAACTTCTTTATCGTTTGTAGTTCTTGAATTAAACGAAGAACACGTTTAATTTCATATTCTTTTACTTTATTAAACTCATCATCTTCCGTAACAAATTCTAATGTCTTTCCTACTTCACCTATATAATTAGCTGCTTTTACTACACCACCAATTTTATATGTTTCAGGAAAAAACTTTGCTCCACCTAATTCAGTTAAGAATACAAATAAGTCTTGTATATTATACTGAGATAAGAAACCTATTAAATCAGCTATTCCACCTATTGCACTTAATGTATGCTTAGCAGTTTCGTATTGTCTTCGTCTACGTTGACCTTTTTCTAGCTCTTGTAAAGTCTTGGCAATATAGTAATAACTACTTCTATATTGTCTATGAGAACCACTTCTTCTAGGTTGACCAAATATCTTTTCAGATATTTTTTGACCTATTGATTTTTTAATCGGTTGAGCAGCATATTTTTTACCTGCTCGTAATGACTCTTTAGTTATCTTCTCTTTAATCTCTGCTTTTGCACGATCTTTTTTATCTCTTATCTTTCTCTCTACTTTATTTATTAGCTTAGTTATTATTTTATCAGTAGATCGGGTAACCTGCTTTCTGTTAAAAATATTCTTTATATCTTTAACATTTCTCTCATCATTATTTAATCTATCTAATACTTCCTCCCAATTAACAACTTTAACTGTTTCTACCGCTACATCTTTTAATAACACTCGAAGATGCCGAATTATTTCATCATAGATATACTTCTTTTCATGCTTTATCTTTTGCTTAACTTCTTGTTTAACTCTTTCATTTTCTTCTATTAATACTTCTTTAAATCTTTGTCGTTTATTCTTTTTTGTTACTGGTACACGTTCTGGTACTGGCTTTATTTTTGCTTTTTTGCCGACTTCTTGTATGGGTGTGGATTTTATTTTTTTATGTAAGCTCTTACCACCTTTGTATATTTTTTTAGCCTTCTTATAAGTACTTGTTACATCTTCTGGTATATTTTCAACAGATACATTTATAATACCCTTCTTAATTATCTTTTTAACAGGTAATTTAACTACTCGCTTAAGTGTCTTTTTTGCCTTTTTGCCGAATGCTAGTTGTAGCTCTGGTAATACTGATTTACCTGCATTAAATGATGTATCCGCGAATAGAAAACTTCTTTTTCTTCCACGCAAGTCTGCAAGCAGACTTGCAGTCATTAACGGTAGAAATATATCATTGAACAGATCATTGGATATGTCAGCAAACTTATGTTGCTTAAATGCTTCTATTAACTTCGCTCTTATTCTACTTGTCGTACGAACAGCTATTCTTGTTCCATGAAGTTCTATCTTATCTATTTCATGATATTGTTTGTTCCTCATCTATTATACTTATTTGATCAATTATTTTAGTATAAAATTCTAGTTGCTCTTTTATTAAGTTGAAACTATTTTTAGATCTAATACTGCTACTTTATTATTTGCCAAGTATATTGGAAATATCATTATCAGTCTACCAATTTATAAACGGATAACCACATCCAGATAGTCTTGATCTTGATATTCTAACTGCTTGTGGTACTATTGTTCCGCCAATATCTTGTGGTAAAGCATTTGGCAATCGTAATATTCCAGCCCTTATTTGGGCCAATATATTATCTGCCCAAGATTTAGAGTTTTGCAATTGATGAATAGGTTTTCCTTGCTCATCAAAATTTTGCAAGCCCCTTGCTTCATATATTTCTACTGCTGCAAGCTTTGCTTGGCAAGTTATTATAACGGGATACTTACCTGCTAATGGTATTACATATGGGCCACCAGATAATTTAGAGTTCACATAATCATAACTTAATTGTAGCGCCCAATTTATTTTTGCATCTATCTTTTGTGGGTCTCCATCAGCATCAATATCCGCCCATTTTTTAACATTTACTGAGCCGAATATATTCTCTATATCTTTTCTTACGCAGTAAGTAAACTGCGCAGATTGTGGGGTTCTTGCAAGATAAGTATCTTTGAATAATGAAACAAATCCTGTTGCAGTCACATTTTGATTTAATGTATAAGTATTATTAGCAACTAATGTTGTACTTAATGATGCAGGAATTACTGCTTGATATTCACCGTTGCTTCCATTTACATATGTATAACTGCCGGTTCCTACAGTATTATTACTTTGATCTATTAATGTCCAAATTATTGTAGCATTATTTATATAATTGGGTGGATCACTGTTAGGTTGCATCAATTTATCTATAGTTAATAAATTATCAGAACCAACGACTAGAATGTTAGCCACTTAAATATCCTCAAATGTAATATAATTAACAATATACCAAATATTAACTTGTGTAACTGAGTATTCTTTTGCTAAGTCTCTTTGAGAATATTTTCCAGTTTTATATTTATCCCTTATTTCTATTACTTGTTCATTTGTCAAGATTGCCATATGGTGGTCTTCATTTCTTTTATTGTCCGTTCCATGCCTTATTCTATCTTTATAGTTGTCACAATTACTACCCCACTCAAGATTATCTATATGATTGTTTTGTCTATCTCTATCTAAATGACGACATTCTTCAAACCATTTTTTAGGTCTTTTAAAAGCTGTTAAAACTAATTTATGTATTGAATAAGTTTTATGTATTTTATTTTTGCATAATGTTACATGTAAGTATCCATTAGAACTTCTACCTTCTTTTAAAAACGACTGTCTTTTTATACTCCAGACTCTACCATAATTAGATACTTGATAAATACCTGTATAATCTATACTATCTACTATAATATCTCTAAACTCTTCATCTTCGTATACCTCAACATCCCAATTATATTCTTTACTAAGATGTTCAACAACTTCTGTTAACATTATTGTCCTGTATCTTCCGCTGAACCACTTTGTACGAAGTATTGAGAAGAGTATCTTCTCATACTTAATAGTTCAAATTTTGTACTTGCATAGCTTGCTATCAATGATGTTTGAGAAGTTGATTCAGCATGGAGCTTACGTAAAACATTTGTATTGCCCTGGCCAATAGAATATTCAAGTGCTTTAGATGATAAAGCTTTACCTATATTTTCCGAAGCATGATTTATTGATTGATCTATAGATTGTGAATATAAGCCTTGCAGTATTGCTTGTCTTGCACTTAATAGACTTTGAGATTCAGATTGTGCAGACAACTTTCTTGCTGTAGATATTCTTGATTCACTAAAAGAATATGATAATGATTTTCCAGTTAATGCTAAAGGTATATTAGATGTACCAAAAGAATATAATCTTCTTATTCTAGGTGTAGCAAACAATTTGAATGGTTTACCATATTTTAATGAATTATATAATGTAGATACTTGGGCGGCTGTCGGCTGCGTTTTGAAAAGCGAAACTTGGTACGCCACCCCTGGGAAAGTATTTCCGAAGCTGCCCACATATTTACCGAAAAACGTCAATGGCACGCCGTTGAAAGCGAATCCGCTCGTCTGAGTCATTTGAACCTGCCCGTTGAAATACATCGTGCAAGTTCCCCCGAAAAAGAGGAAATCGAGATGATTCCGCTGGCCGGCAACGAGAGTCGCATCTGCGCAAAGTCGCAGCATCGCACCACCCGTCCAAACCCAGACCGATCCGTGTTCTCCGCTCGATTGGTTGATTGCCAACGCGCCACCCTGATTCGTTGCGCCGCTGGCTTGCGATAAGATGCGCAGGTCGCCCGTCACTGTCGTCGGCACGATGGTCATTGAGACCCATGCGGAAGTAAGCTTCATGTCGGGCATTAAAAGATACTGATTCGTACCATTTAACTTCCACCCCGCTCCGAAAATCCCCGCACTCGCCGGCACGACGGTAACGCCACCATTTAATGTTCCAGTATTTCTACCCGATTTATTCCTACTAAAATCATACGCTTTCTTTTCTGGACCTTTGCATGGAATAGTTAATAAAGCAGGCATACCAAAATACTTAACAAAATCAGAGTCTAACTCTGATAATGCAGTTGGGGTATTTTGATAACTTGCTGTAATCATTACACTTTATATTTAGCTTGCTTTATACAAATCATATCCAAGAGAAACATTAGTTAAAGATGCACCTGTTGCATTATTAATAATTTTAGCACCAAAATATCTTCCTACAGATATTCGTCCAAGAAAGTATTTAACAGTTCCATTTATAGGTGTAATTTGCAAGTCGGGTGTAGCATTTAATACTGTACCGCCAGATTCTTGTTGTTTATTAAAATAAACATCAATTGTACCAACAGTTACAGTAGATGTTGCATATAAATATAAATCTGCTTCACCTATTGATGTATCATTACCTAATAAATCAACAATACCTAATCCAGTATCAGAAGCACCATTAGCAATTGTATCGCCAACAGTACTACTAGTACCTATTAGAAATCCAGATGTTCGTGCTATACCCATTGACTATTTACCTGTTTGAATATCAAGACAATATTGCTTCATATCAATTTGTCCGACAACTTGATTATTCCATAAGTTTAATAGTTGGGTAATTGCAATATCTATTCCATTATATGCTGTCCATGAAATTCCTAATGCCACAATTGGATGCGCTGTATTTGGCGTTCCATCAGGAGTTGCAGAAATAACGCCATCAGGACCAATTGGAGCAGTTTGTTGATTTTGCAGTAAATTAGATGCCCCTTCTTTTGATGCACGAGATTGTAAAGTTTGAGCTTGTAAAACTAATGCTTCCAGATTAGCAGCGAATGACTTATAATTATTTGCACTATCTAAACAAAACTGTTGTCTAGGATTTACTGCCATTTCTATTTCCTTGTTTCTTATATCTGCTTATTCGTCCCATAATTAAACGGTGCAAGATTAATTGCGTCTTGATCTACTCGCGGTTCTGCAAACGTGACTTCCGATTCCTTATTACCTAGATAATTATCAGTCGCAGCAATATAGCTTTGAATAATTATCTCTGAGTGTAAGTCTATTCTCTTATTCATTAAATCAGATCTAGCACTACTTGTAGATATTGCTGATCCATACATATTAACTAATATGTTCAATCCATTTGAATGTAATTGAGATTGGTCTACACTCTTAGAAGATAACTTTCTACTTACTATCTCATTTCCAGAAGCATCTGATTTAGAAATAGCTTTAGTTAGTAAATTAATCTTCTTATTTGGATTTTGAGCAAGAGAATGTGTATCAATTTGTGTTGTACTAGCAAGTAATCTTTTTATTGTTTGATTGCTTTTAATTGACACTGATTGTACAACAGTTTTAGACTGCATTGGTCTAAGTACTTTTTCTTGTACATTAGAATTGCTTTGAGTTACTGATACACTATTAACATGTCTAGCTATACGTATATCTGCATCTGAATATTCTTGAGCAATTATTTTAGAAGCCAATGGACGAGATACTATTTCTTGAGTGTGTGCTTCACTTTGAGAAATAGATTTAGCACTTAACCCTAATTTCTTATTTATACCATTAGCTTTTGCAAAAGACTCTGCTTGTGCTTTAGCTTGCAATTGCCTAAATATATTTGGATTAGAATGAAATGGATTCTGTGATATACCTTTTGCAGCTAAAGGCTTAGATATATTCTCTTGTCCAGAAGATATTGTAGCTGCCGCAGCTTTACTATTTAATTCAAGTAGAACCGATTGATTACCATGAAAAGGATTTTGTGAAGCACTCTTTGCTGCAAGCGGTCTAGTAACTGTTTCACTACCATGTACTAATACTTGTGAATACATAGAGGAGTGTATATTCTTTGTAATATACCCGCCAGTAGCTTTGCTAAAGCTTGGAGAAACTGAATTACTTACAAATAATCTATGCACTGAACCAAATGATCTTTGAGCAATAGAAATACTTTCAGCAACACCGTTGACTAGTCTAGTTACTGTTTCTCCAGCACGAGATATACTTTGACTTACCATTTTACTATTAATATTTATTTTCTTGGACAGAGTTGTAGTTTGTTTAGGGAATGATTGAGAATTTGATTTAGCAGATAACGGTCTAGTTATTATTCCTGATCCACCAATAATACTTTCACTATAAAATCTGCTGTGCAAACCTTGTTTTATACTTTTTGGTGCAGATAACTTAGAAATAGAATTAGCATTAGATGTTAAGTTTATTTTTAGATTTTTATTTGGCTTAGATATACTTTGAGCAATTATATTACTGGACAACTTTCTGGTTATTGAATCAGATGCCTTACTTAAAGATTGTGAAATAATCGTAGAATATAAATTGAATGCTCTAGTTATCTCAGCTAATGATTTAGACTGACATATTGATATACTAGTTAATTTTAGTAGCTTAGCAAAAGGTCCAGCCGGTGCAGCAAAGAATCTATTGTTAGATATTGTTTTACTTTGAAGATTTACTACCTTAGATTTTGTATTTTCAAAGAAATATGATTGTGATACAAATGCACTAGCAAAATTTACATAATATATAGGTGTGCATAATGATATAGAATAAGATTTAGTAGATCCTTTTAATTGCTGCACTTTAGTTACATCTGTTTCAGTTCCACCGGCAAAGCTCTGACATATCGACGTACTTTTTAATAAAAGTAAATTGGCAAGATAGAAATTACTATTAGATTCTGATTGTACATATACTGTACTAGATAAATGTTTTGCAATTGATTCTTGTGCGGTTGACTCTGACTGAGAAATTCCTTTAGACGACTTCCCTTGCAGTATACTTATTCTACCGTATGCAAAACTACTTGCTATTGCAGTTGCATGATAATTTCTTTGACCAAAAAACCAAGGACCGAACTTTGTTCGATCTTTAAGCTGTATTTCGGGATCTTGAAGTTCCTGCATCCACTCTAATGCAGGAAATATTTCTTTTTTCATGGTTCAATATACTTATTAACCAATATCAACCAATATCAACCAGCTTCTTCAACCACTAATCCACCTGACATCTTTACTGAAAAGCTTCCTGGTACTCCTAATAACTCCATTACAAAACTTTGTCCTTGTCCACCAATAATTACTGGTGGCTTATCATACATCCATTCATGTCCTTGATATAATTGAAATCCATCATCGTACACTATTTCTGGAGATAAACTAGTTGTTGTAGCTTTAGTAGTGTTATTACATTTAGCAGTAAAGCTTGCAGCAGAATCTCCTGGATCAGTTCTACCAATTTTAGCTGTTCCACCACCAGAACCATTAGTGACAACAGATGGCAATATTCTACTACGAATAGGCAAAAATGTTGATGCTGGCAAAGTTGTATCAGAACAATTTAACCATTGTCTAAGTATTCTTAGAGATTTATAAGTGCTAGAAGGAAAAAATAATTCAAATAAATCTTGCAGTGCGCTTACAGTAATTTGTTCAAAAGAAACGGAGTATACTCGTCCCATAATAATATATTACCTGTTACCCATTAAATCTTACTTGTGAGACTATTTTTGTTTGATGATTTCGTGTAGATTTGAATCTTCTGGTTCTTTTACTGAACCCATATCCAGGATCGAAAAATCCATCATTATATTGTACAGTCATTCTAGCAGAGTCAATAAAAATTTGACCTATTGGACTATCAAAATGAAGTTGAAAACCAATATCACTAGGACTATTGATTACAGAAAATCCTGTTTCATCCCATGTTGAATCTGCTACTGTAAACCACTGAAAAGCTGTAGGTACAGGTATATTTTTTACTGCCGTTCTGCCGTATACTAAACCATTAACCAATAGCTGAGTATAAAAATTTATTGTTTGAGCAAGAGATTTAGCAAATATTTCAATTATAAATCCTCTAGGTATTAAAACAGCTGGTGTAGAGAATATAAATTGCCAGCTAGTAAATAGTAACCAATCAGGGTTTGTTGGTGACGCATTCCATGTTGCACTTGAGCCGTCAGGTGCATTTTCTGCGAAAGAAGGGTTATTCCAGCTTCCACCAGGATTACTAACTGTTGAAAAATAATGTGGCCCTTCTAATGGCATATTTAACTTTATATCTAACTTTTGTATCTAACTTTTATATATGGACCAAATTGACCAACCACCAATAGATACTTTATTACCATTAACCATTTCACTTATGAATGCTTCATCAACTGCTTGAATTACCCCTGGGCATTGTTCACAATAATCATGTCCACACAATATACCACCAGTTTTAAGATGCGGCCACCAAGCATTTATATCTAATAAACAAGACTCATAGTTATGGTCAGCATCTATAAATATTAAGTCAACTTTAAAAGGCCATTTATTTGCCCACCATATACTGTCACCAATTAGCGGTGTACATTTACTCAATAATGGTACATTATTACAATATTGAGAAAGTACATTCTCACCTTTTATTATATTTTGTTCCCATCTCCAATCTTTCAAATTACTATCATCAGTTAAATCACCAGACCATAAATCTATACTATAAACATGTTCTGCACCGCCTTGAATTAAAGCGCTTGCAGTTCTTCCAATATACGCTCCAATTTCTACGCATATTGGCTTTTTATTTTTTAATTGCTTAACTAAACGTATTAGCTCTAATTGATCTGGTATTCCAGCACTTACTAGATCCTTTTCGTGGTTCATAATTTATTATATTATTGTGGTATCTGTATATATTTCAAATCATCTCGCATACAAAAGAACAACATACTGATTCTCTCAGCAAGATACGATCCAGTTCTTGTTGTATCAAAACCATCCATTCCATATTTTATATTACTACCGAATTTTATTTTTAACAGTGACCAGCAATTCCACCACCATTGCTGTAGATTATTAAGTACAGAATGGTGAGCTATAAAATTATTGCTCCAAGGAATTTCATGCTTAATGTATTTTATATTTAACTCTTTAATTAAATAATCAAGATACTTTTTCATTCCTGGATGAATTTGTTCTGTATATTCATACCAATAAAAGTCTGATTTTGCTCCACACCACACTCTACTTAATTGCATAGGTAATTTATGCAATTCGTTTAATGGTAAGCATTTATCTTTGTACTTAATATCCCATTGAGCGGTTGCTAAACCTATATATTCTTTATTACATAAACTTATTTTATTAGTTAAAAATATACGGGACTCTGCAAGGTCATTTTCCTTAGATATACCTGGTAAATATATGTGTTCTAAACACGGACCAGATAATTTACCATTTTTTTTATCTGGTTTATGCCCAAGCACAAATATTTTTAAATCCGTTCTATTTTTAGGATATTGTATGGCTTCTGGATTAAATGTATTAGGAAAATGCTTGTATGGTTTATCTCCAGATGGGAAATGAGCTATTTTAGTGTCTTCAATATCGTGTAGTCTACCTATTAAATTTTTATAACTATTTATTTTACTTAAAGTTTTAGGGTCATTAAATCTTAAATCTTTTATAGAATTGCCTGTAGCATTGCACTTTTCCATCGCCCATTGTAATGCCCCTTGATCGTGCCATGCAATCCATCCTTGAGTGTGCCTATCTTTTATTTTCTTGTCTAATAATCTTTTATCCTTAACACACTTACCTATCAACCATATCCAATTGTCAAGAATTTTTGCATCTAATTCTCTATTTACATCTATTCCTATTACACCAGCATTAGGTATTTCACCAGCTTCAAAACGAGAAGAGGTTGGATATAGATTATATAGCTCTTTACTATTTCTTGCTTCTTTAGTACCGTGTTCAAAACCACTGTGGTTTATTGCTGCTGTATCTGATATTATTGTAAATCTCTCAGATACTAACTTATCTAATATTTTAAGTGGTCCAGTTACAATACAGTCTGCATCAATCCAAATAATTCTTGTTTTACATATTTTAGCTGCTTGTTTAATATAAAAGGGTTTATTCCACGTTTGCCAAAAGAATACATCCTTACCAATTACAATTTTTGGTTTGAATAATAATATATTAAAGCCGTGCTCGCCTTGTCGTGTTATCCATTCTCTTTGACGTTGTGTGAATCCTAAATCACAAACGACAAGACGAGCACGTATAAAAGGTGTATTAATGAATTCATGTGAAAGATTTATACTAGATATTAATGCTTGTATTGGGACAAAATATTCTTTATCACCGGCTGTTACTATTGAAGAAGATAATTTTGTCTTTTTAATTCCTGTGAATGGACTAAAAGGTAATAAAGCATTAAGAAAATCTTTCATTTTACCTATTAACCTTCGATTAAGCCAATTAATTGTCCAGCGGCAAAGCTTACTGTATTATTTAATACAACAGGCTGAGAGAAATCTTGACCAACAAATCCGTGTCCATCAGCGGCAATTGTTACTGCGGCACCACCACTTGTTAAACTAATCTGGAATGAATCATTAGTTGCACTTACATTAATAACAAAGTAGCTAGTATTTCCAGATATGCCAGAAGGTAAACTTTGTGCATAAAAACGAACATTTTGTCCATTAGTAAATCCAACACTTGGAACATAAACTACATTATTAGTATGATCCGCAATAAATGGTACAAGTGTATTTGGATATACAATTGGGCCACGACACAAATAATTTCCGGCAGTAGTTGCATCATTTAAAAACCATTGTATTGGAGTACCCCATGAACCACCGGCTTGTGCAAAAGTTACAGCATTAGTATTAGATATTTGATTAGGTGCTGTAACAGTCCATAGATTTGTATTAACTCTAGCATAAGCAGTTCCGCTAACTTCTGTAATACCAGAACCATCAGCTAATAAATCAGTTGTACTTAAACCAACATATAAATTTGCCGGCTGAGAATAAACAGTCCCTTTGAAAAAATGGTTGAGAATTGCCTGCTTCGTAAAATTTAAGAACATAAGATTTTCTTCTCCTGTTTTTCAGAAATACTTTTAAATACCTAATCTTGTTATTAATATCTCCGCTGCTTTTACAGAAAGATCAGCACACTGACCCAGTGGAATTTGCATATTTACGTTTTGACCTTCTTTATTAAATTCTTCCATAGCTTTTTGATTTAATTCTTCATCAGTTGTATATTCTGGAGATTCCGCTTTTAATCTACTTTTAATTTCATTGAATTTAGATGTTCTAGCGGAATTAGTTGCTTCCATATATGCGATAGAAGTAACTTTACCCATTATTTCTATCGCAGCTTGAACACGGAGCATATTACGCTGCATAGCTTGTAATTGCCCTTGTGCTAAATCTTGAGGAAGTGCAATACCACCAGGAGTTTCTGAAAATTGCTTTTTGCTCATTGTTATTTAATTCTTTAAGTAAGAATAGCCTTTATACGCATTACCATTTATTCTATTAGTGAGTTCTTCTAAGCTTTCTTTATCTTTTTCTGGGTCACCTGTATATGTATAGTTATAATTTGGACCTTGATTTACTGAATTTAATATGCTTTCTAAGCTTGTAGATTCATCTACTGGTGCTTCATCTTCTGAATTTTCTAAACCTTCATCTTCACTACTTTCCATATATTCTTTATTTATTGGAATGTCTAATTTTTTCTTCAATTCATTGAAGTCTATTCCAGCAACTTCTTGTGGCTCCGCTGTTGGTAATTCAAGTAACTTCATGTATATCTGGAATAATCTTTCCTTTGCTTCATCAGTTAATGGCTTTTGTTTTATGAATACTGATCCCTCGTAGCATGGACCGTAATTTAATTTTAATAATAAGTTGGTTAAGCCCTTATTAGTCTGCTGACAAAACATATCTCCACGAAACATGATATGTGTCAAAGCAAAATCTATTTGTGTAGCTGATTCAGCTTTTGTTCCAAATTGCCCTTCTGTTGCAGATCGTTCAGGAAGTCCAAATGCTCTAAATTTTAAAGAGTCAAGATATCTTAATCTCGTATCAAAACTACCAGCGCCGCCAGAATTATCAGAAAGTATTTCTACTCTCCAATCTCGTTTTTCAGACGCAAATTCACCACCAACAGCATTTAAATCAGAAATATAAGCAGCTAGCATCGTTGGAATTGCAACTGCGCCAGATGCTTCTAATGTTCTAATTATATCTTGAGCTATTATAAAATTATCTGTTTCAACTTTCGCAGGCCCATAAGGGCTTGTACCAATAGGATAACTAACAACCCAATGCGAACCAGCAATCTTTAAATCATATCGCATTGCCGCTTTATTAGTAATTGCAGCAAACCTATATGGCATCTCTGCAATTCGCATTGTAGAGTTGCCGTACCAATTTGTTCCTTCATAATCAATATAATACAGTAAAGATTCATCAATACTTAAATTTATTATAGAGTTCTTCATTATGCTTGCAAAGTTCTGAAATTGCTGCAAGCCTATAAACTCTCCATTGCTTTGATTGACACGAATATGTGTTAAATCAGGCAATAGTGGTTTTAATTTCTTTATATGTATTTTATTGTCTTGTTCTGTATAATGTTTAACAATTTCATAGGATTGCCAGCCAAAATCTGAACAGTTCATCATTCCTGTTTGAATTAAGTGCAATCTATACGGTTCTATCTCATCTTCTATGTATTGTCTCGCACCTTTAGGTGCATTTTCCTTTTCTTCGTATGACCAACCAGCGGCTAGAATCGGTGCAATAGATAATATTCTAGCAAGATTAATAGTTGGATCGCGCCGCATCGAACGAATTGCTCGATACCATAATGCTCTCTTAGTATAAAAAGCATTCCAACCACTTTGTAAACCAAAAGCATCATTTGCAGGAGCATCAGTTCCAGAAATATCTGCACAAGGAAATCCTGGAAAATCTGCTAATTCACCCCAAATATCTCCGTAAGATTGTGGGAGTTCATCATTCCAACTCGGATGTAATATTCCACCAGCAAGAGGTTGTGCAAGAATTTGCGCACCAGTGCGCTCTGCACCTACACTTCCAGTATTTATATTCGCTATGGACGAAGAATTACTTCCACCTTGATTCTCCAATGAAAGAATCAAAGAGTCTAAATCTTTTTGTCCGCGTAATTGTGGCATATTATGTTATTAGCTTACCTAATCTATTAACTTAATTTCCCAACCTGGATTCATCGAATTTAAATCTAAAATAAGATATGCAATAGATACAGGTATTTCAAGGGATTTTGATTTTACTAATTCATCAAGTATATATTTTGCTATTTCCCAATGTTCAGTAACTATGTTATCTGGCCCATAAGGGCTTTCACCAATTGGGTACTCTATTTCCCACAGTTTTTTAATTTTATATGTTGTTGACATATTGTATTGCCTGTTGACATTTATTTATCTAAAAATAGCTGGTGACATTCCTGGAATTATTCTTTGACCTGTATTAGATTGACTTGCATAACTTGTATGTACTGATGGGTCTTTATCCGTAAGTTTTACTCCAATTGGGAACATTCTATGTATTGGATAACCTAAAGCATCAGAACAATGTCCAATATCACCATAATCATCTGGCTCATTTGTCCCTTCTTTATATTGTCGTTCTTGCAGGTCTTGTCTTAAATGTTTACATTTTGGATGTATAAATAATCTTCGTTCATTTCTTGCATTGCAAAACATTGCATTACATGCTGCAAGCCTGTCCTGAACTCTTGGATTTGCCCTTAAAAAGTAAACTCTGCCGCCTTTAAACTCTCCTCGTTGTACAGCTTGCTGAATTAACAAGTAATCTGACATACTAGCGGAAGTTTTTCTTGCACGACCACTAGCATCACCATAAAATGCAAATCCATTTTGATGTTGTCCATATCTTTTATATAACTCTTTTAGTGCTTCTATTGTATTTGTGTTTCGTATGTATATTTCATCAAATACATTGAATCTAATTTTCTTATCATCAGGATGATTGCACTGAGCAACAATCCAAGCCATTGGATCGACATTAAAATCTTGACCTATTATTAATGGTAAGTCCGGACGATATTGTATTGTGCTGTCAAGATTTCCATTAGATGTACTAGATGTACTAGATGTACTAGATACTTCTACATCTTTATAAGCATAGAAAATTGCACCACTCGCAGTTTCCCATGTTGCATTATATTGTTCGTTAAAATCTCTTGGATCAAGGTTTGCTTCTGACCAAGCTAATTGTTGTGGAGATAATATATCTTTGCTGGGCCAAGAATATGATTCTATTGCTGCCGATTTTAATTGTAAAGCTGCTGCTTCTGATTCATCATCTTCATATTCTTCAACATGTTCTTCGTCATTTATTCCAGCACCTAAATTATAAAATCTTTTAAAATCTCTGGAACCAATACCGTGTCTTTTTGGTACACCTATTCTCCAACACCAACCATTTTTATGTGTAAGTGCTGGTAATACACTTAAATCAAATACTTTTGGTTTTTGGTCACAAGATTCATCAAGAACTCCACCGTCCCATTGATCCCCTTCAATTCTTTGAGGTTGATCCATTCCTAAAACATATAGTGTGCTGCCAAATATTGTGGATATTGTCATATCCGTAATATTTACTTTTTTAATCCATTCTTTTGGTACTAAATGTAGTATTTTATTCCATGCAACTCGCTTAGCTTGTTTTATTGTTGGCAAAGCATAAAAATATATTGGGTCTGGCCAATCTTTTTTAATTGGGAGAAATCTTACAACACGCCTTCTCGCCAATTCTGTTTTACCAGATCCTCGACCTGCTGCAACAGCGACAAATTGTGCTTTAGTTCTCCATAATTTTGTTTGCAAAGCGTGATATTTTAATGGTGTCCATGAAGGAGTGAGCATACTATTTTATAATTCTAACAAATCTAAACAAATATTCTTAGGTAAATTTTCTACTTTAAAATCTTCTTCTAACATACCTATTTTTGTTATATATTGTGCAATACCACCCACTTCTTTATTAATTTCAATCAAAGCCCCTACATCAAAACAACTTGGTTTAAATGGTTTATCATTTGATCCTTCACAATGTGAATAAACTATTCTTGATAGGTCTTCTAATATTATTGCATGTCCACAAATAATACATCGTTGAATATTATATTTTCCAACTACTATTTGTATTCCAGCTACATGGGTGGTTATCATATTATTTAGCAATTCAACTTGGATACTTTATTCTATAGTCTCTACATGATTCTATATTTATTTTATGCTTATTCACATCTTTTTTAGATTGTATTACAGATATTTCAGATTTTACTAGTGAGTATTTTCTCCAAAGTTCGTTAGATGCTGCAAGCTCTATTGCAGATTCACCTTTATTTGCTATAACTACACCTAGAAAATAGTTTCTAGCATAACAGTTCCATTCCATAAATGCTGTTCATATACTTTGGATAATGTTCGGTTTATGACGCGACTTTATAGTCTTGCAGAATACTATCGTCTTTAAACAGTTTTAAAAGACCAGACAATATTTGTGATAATCTACTCTCACTAAGTCCTAGTTGTTTAGCGATAACTTTCAATGTATCTGATTTATCTCCATCTAATCCAAAGTATCTAACTACAATATATAAGTGTCTATTAGATAAACCTCTAAGAAATATTTTAATATCTTCCTTGATATCCCTATTTTTTTCCACTCTATTTCTACATGAATAAAAATCTTCTGGATCAAAGTCTTTATGGGTTGATGTTTTTCTATTGCTACAATTACGATATGTTAGTCTATCTGAACCAAAGCTTTCTATTGGGATAAATTTTTCACCGTGTATTATGGCTTGACGTGGAACTTTAATAAATGCTGCACTTCTTGCAGCATCTAATATTTCCCCTCTTATTCGCCAAACCATATAGGTTTCAAATTTGAAACCTTTTTCCGGCTTAAATTTTTTCTCTGCATCTAAAAAACCAATCACGCCTATTTGAATTACATCATCTATATCTCCTAATGCACGAACTGATCTACTATTCTTATAGAGCTTATTAGCAGTATAACAAATAATCTTATAATGCTCTGGAGACATAGAAGATGTAGGTTTCATGTTATTCACTGGCTTCTTGCAATTCTTCTACAAATGCTTCTTGCAATTCATACAAGACATAAATTCTTGTACCAATCTTAGGTGGGCTATATTCAACAATATGTTGAATATCGAGGGTCTTAAACTCTCTATTATCTATCCAGTCATTTAAAGAATTTTCAATCTGAGCAGGTACGTTACTTGTAACTTCAATTATTTTAATTTGAACTGACATGAATATTAATCCTGATTTGAGTCATCCGAACCATTAGAACCAGAATGATGTTTACTTGAACCTGGATATCTACCATAAAGAACAATATCTTGCAGATTATTTATTGCTCTCATTTGGTCAACTGACCTAGACTTTAGTAATTGAACATCAACATACAAAGAAATACCGGCCACAACTACAGTAACAATATTGGTGACAATTAATGCCCCTAAAGTATGTAACCACACTTTAGGGATTTTAAAATGTGATTCTTCCTCTTCTCTTCTACTTCTTTTCATATGACTATAAGTTTTTATATTATAATCATTATCACCATCTCTATCACCACTGTCATTATCATCAATATTGTTATCTGTAGTTGTGGCCTTAGACACGATCACCTGCCTTTCCTTGTCTAATATACTCTTTCTTTCTTTCTTTCTTTCTTTCTACTCTTACCTATTGAAAATTTTCTTAATAAATTTTCTTACAGGGCCACTTCCTCTATTATATCCAGAACTCTGCTTATAATTATAATTATAGCTATAATTATAATCGTGTTGAGTAGAGCCAACATTGTTAGCAGGACAATTGCTGCAAGCTGCTTTCGGCGCATTTGGTGTAGGCAGAATTACTGTATCATTTACTGTATCATTTACTTGCGGCGGTTGCGGCATCGGAACAACAAATAAATTAGATTGCTGCGGTGCATTACAACTTCCATTTGCACAAGTCCCACCATTATTGTTACTGCCACGAAAAATTATTCGTGGTCGATAAGCAACTTGCTTGATCTCCGACACATTACATAACTTACACTTACAGTCTTTGCACGTACAATCATCGCACAAGCAAGTAGGGTTGTCAACAGCAGCATTACTTATATTATTAAATCCTGAACACAGTAAACCTAAACTAAATAGAACACTCAATAAATTCTTCATACATTATCCTTTTTCTTTTCAACAGTTTGTTGAGACCAAAACAAACACTACTTCTTAACTACATCATCCTTACCAGTGCCACTAGTTAAACTAGGAGTAGGCGGAACCGGAGGCTTCGGAGGATTAATAATTGCAATAAATTGCAATATTAACGGCAACAAAGCAGTCAAGAATTGTAAGAAATTACCCCAGTTAATAGTTCCTAAAGGTTGTGCATTTGCATCAATAACACCATTATCTACACCGGCGTTATAAGAAAATTGTTCGCAATGACCACAAGAACCGTCTGAATTTCCTGCATCCTGTAAAGTATTTTGAATTGCAGTAAATTGTTCGTCCGTAATATCTTTACGGCGATGTGCCCAAAATGCAGCTGCATATAGGGCACGATTGTATCGAATTTTAATGTTAAACACTGACATCGCTCTTTTCCTTTTCTTTCGAGTTTACAGTTATTCTCTTATTATTTAAGTTCCACAACCATCATCGTCAGGATCATTAACATCCCTACTGAGATTGTTCTTCACAAGTCTTTCACCATCAGCGTCTTCTACGATATGATGATCTTCGGGAATATGCTGTTCCTCTTCTTCATCTTGAAGCAACACATCAGGAAATATTAATATACTTCCATCAGAGAAGATTATATTCACTTCGTTAGGAA